AATCTGTATATGCAATAATACGAAACAGTTGACCAAAGACAGTATCTTCAGATGTAGCTGTATCTGCACCGAAAGTGTTTTTCAATGCTGTCATATAATTATTTAGAATATCATCAAACGTTGGAATGACAAAACCAGCATCTGTTAAACCATAATCTGCCATTAGTTATCCTCCTTATCAGGGGCAGGTGATCTGCCCCAACGTAAATCTATTAAATTCTTCATTAGTCTGGATGGTGTGATCATAAAAACAAAAGCCCAGCCCATCCATTCAGGAATTTCTTTATCAATTCCCAAATAAATAAACATACTGGACATAACAATCATACCAATAGCATTCCAAACTTTAGTAGAACTGACTTTATTATCAGGATATGTACAAAACATACCTATTAAAAATTTTCTCATACTAGAGATCCTTAAGAAGAAACATATACTGTATCTTGTAAAAAGACATTCAGAGGTACGTTACCCATATAAAAAACTTGGGATTTTGAATTAAGAACAGTTAATGAATCTGCCATAATTTGTGGATAAGCCCATATGTATTGATACAAACCAACAAACTTCTGGTCATTCAATACAATATTACCTATAATCATTTTCCACAAATATGTTCTGTAGTCTGATTCAGGATCAAAGCCATATAATGGTGCTAGAGTTGCATCTGGAACAAACCCTGCAAGATAATGTATCTTATCATAACTAAAACCTAGTTGCTCATTAGGTATTGTGATAGCGTCGAAAGATCTTTCCATCTGACCTTCCAACAACCAATCATAACATTCTGAACAATAAAAGTCAAAGTTTTCTGGGATATAATAATCTTTAGGGAAGTTAACAAATTCCATCATACCGTTACCTAAGATGGATGGTACAAATGGTAACAATGTAACTTTTGCTCCAGGATATGCTAATCTAGTATCTGTTGCAAATTTAGCAACACGCAGTCCTAATGTTTTAGATAGGAATGCATAATATTCATCATATGGTGTACCAGTTTTATAATTCTTAACTGTACCAACATCTTGTGCATATAATCCAGTTTCATTATTAAATGCAACTTTGGTTGCATAATCATAAATACACGGGAGATTGGTAGCTGTGTTATACCACCACCACGGTTCACCAACCTGAATAATAACAGGAAGATCATTGGCAGCGGATATAGAAGCTATCTTATTTATTACACCTTGTAAATAATTCATCCCTTCATCAATTGAAGGAGATAAAACATAACTTGGTGGCTCATAACCTGTAGCAGCCAGATCATCATTCCAAGTATGTTGTACCCATTCTACAGGACACACTGTACTCATAAGTTCAAAACTTAAGGAGTTCATTACTGTGTAGCCCATAGCTTTTGCATTAGCGTGGAAATTATCAAACCATGCTTCTGTTGCTGGGTTTAAATATTCTGTTCTATTCAAAACCCATTTATTAGAACCAGCATCCCAACTAAACTGATAATAGTGTGACATACCATTATAATGGTTAATCATATCCCTATAACCTAATCTGTAGGTGTTAGAAATAACTCGCTCTGGGGTCAGGTTATACATATCATCATAAGATGTACACATTCTTATGGTGTGTGCTGGAACATTTAAATTACCCATATTCATCATACTGTAACCAGTATCAGGCTCCAGTATGGTAAACTTAAAGGAAAGATCCACATTGTCTACAGGAATAATATCTTCAATTTCTTGATACCTTGTGGAGATCAAGGAGAAGAACATATTATCTATCTGTGTAGTGTCAACAACAATATCATTTTCTGGCCCAGATTTTAAATTTGAGAAATCTAGTTTGATTGTTGCTGTCTTACCATCTTCTGAAACTTCTTCTGCATAAAAGTTTAGAGATACATAATGAACTGTTTCATCCTTCAGTGTCACTGTTAAGGATGGTATTAATTTTTCTTCTTTTAAGCCAGGAACACCTTGACTAAGTTCCATTTTAAACCAAAGTTTCTCTTTACTTAAGTCAGAATGTTCTTGGTAGCCTAATCCTTTGTGATCATATTTATCGTAAGTTGACCAAATAATCCCAGCAAGACCAGCCACTGTCCTATTAACCATTCTTGCTGTGAAAGAATCACCATTAGAGATAATAGAACAACTTTCTGTTGCTTGAGAATCTATTGTCCAAAACTTAGGATCAAACATTCTAGACTTCACAACAGGCCAAGTTAGCGGGGTTGTATTCGATTGATCAGTCGTAATAACACAACGAATTTCTTCGTTGATCATCATGTTATTTTGACTTATGCTAGTAATCTCAAGAGTAAAATAAAGATCTAAAGAGTTTGCCGGACGTTCATATACATCAACCACTACAGTAGCAGAATCTGCATCAGAAGGGAACGTTACTGTTCCCTGTTTAGCTACATAATCTCTACCAGCGACCGCCGTTCCATCGACGGTCTTATAGCTGAATGAACTGGCATTTACTCTCGTATTTCGAGTTACAGTAAAAATAGCCTGTTTCATTATTTTCCTTATTTGGTTACATCAACACTAATATCATTCATAGTTAGAACAGTTAGTGTCGGTATGTTACTATTGTCCAAAATTGGTAAGGCGTTTTGAGGATTTAGTTTACGATATAAAGCATATAAACCAAAACCACGTAATAGTTCTCCAGCATGGAAACCAAAGAACATTCCGTTATCTGAATCTGGACGCGGTGCAACACTCCAGCAACCATTCATTGGATGGTTAGGGGAGAGCACAATATAGTTTTGCTGAATCAGATCAAAACATCTGTCTGCTACAATACCAATGTTTGGAATTTGTGAATCATAACCTGCCAAGCCCATGATTGAACAACCCGCCATAAACAGTGCAGACATATGACTAGTAAAGTCATCTATAGGCGCAAGAACTGTACCATCTGGGTTAAAGATAGTTGGTGTTCTTCCATCATTATTGTCTTGGAACCATTTAAGGTAGTTGATCCAATTTTTACAAACAGTTACTAGTTTTTCAGGAGGTGTTTCTCCTCTTTGTACAAGTTCGTATACAGCATGACAAGCACAGTAGAATGCACGAGCTTCATAACCATCCCACGCTTTTTCATTCCAGTGTTTCATTGTGAACGTATTTGGTTCACCGTATTTTCTTGCATCCCAACGATCCCACACATACGCTTGTGCCATAGGCCCAGGCATCACAGGATCGAATGTGTTATAAAACCACATTTGAGAATCATACAAGAAATTGATACTGTTATTTAAACGCGTCCAATCAATATCTCTACCTGCAAAACAGTATAAGGAAGGATACTGGTATCCTGGGTATGGAATACCACGCCAGCCATCATACAATGCAGTGTTTGGGTCACTGATATTAGAGAATGGAATTATTCCTGGTGTGTAATTAAGACTATTTAACTTATAGTCAATAATAGTACAATCACCTAACTTAGCAGTATGAGGACTTGAAGCCTGTACAGTGATACGGAAGTACATGGTATAATCATCACCAGAAGATGACGAATATCTTTCAGGCACATCGTTAATACAATAGAAATCTATTGTTCCTGTTAAACCATTGACAGGAGCCGTATCGAGAACTAAATTTACCTGATCTACAGCAGTAAGATTTATTGCTGAAGGTTTAGGATCTGTTTCTGGATGATTAGGCTGGTAAGCACTTAACTTAAAATCAGAGGCTGATAAAATCTTCGTACTCCATGCTCCTTGCGTTTTAGGTAGCATAGCCCACCATCTCCAACCTTGAGCATCCGTGATAGTCATGTTAAAGTCATCTTCATATGTTCTATATGTGATAGACTTAACATTAACTTTTGATGTAGGGGTTAACCAAAAACCAACAGTGACACCACCATCCGTATCCATTGATGCAGTAACAATCTGGTCATCATTAGTTCCAGTAATACCTGTTACATACTTAAATTGTACCACAGTATTGTCACCCCAGTCAACAATAATTCGCGGATCTGCGATAATATATGTTCCACCATTTGGAGGGGTACTTCTCATAAAGCTGGATAATGGAATATCCATGCTTGTCATATTAGCTGTACCTAGTGGTAAGCCACAACGGTAAGTTACTGTGTTATTTTCATCTTTGGTCTTACTTAGCTCCAACTCTGGACGGAAAAGGATACCATGTCCTGCGTCATCTACACCTTGGAACTGAACTCGTAACTTAGAGTTCTGATCAACTTTAAACCAAATGGATTGCTGTTCTAATGTTGTTTGAGCAGCAACATCTTGTCTAATAACAATATAACCTAAAGTATCTCTTGAATATTTAGGTATTGCTGTAGACGGATACGAATAATCGTAAGAGATGCCATCTGTAAACGGAATAGTTGCATATGTAGACTTACGGAAGAATTTATCAAACATATCAATGTTTGAGTAATCTTGACACACTAACAGTGAAGACTGCCAGCATAGCCAATATTTTCTTTCCCCTGTAATTTGGTACATCAGGTAATTAGCATCACACCACCAAGTTTCGGCATCTGACGCATTATCCTGAAAGCCCATTTCTACCGGAACGTTAACTGGTCTGTTATGCCACATAGTGTTACGCTCCATTAAATAACCACCGTGTTCAACAGGATTACAAGTCGCGTAGTTAAATTTATATGTACCGTTTACAGAAGTATTTTTTAGTTGAACTGTTCCGTATTGAGATGTTGGAAAACCTTCTTCTAAGATATTTCCATCCCAATCAACTTTACGTCCTAGACGATCAATGATCCAATCAACATCCCATTGATCTCCCTTCTTAGACCAATCTGTTGTACCATCTGCATTAACAGCATATACTGTAGCGTTTACAGAGTTCCATCCTAGATTACCATTAAAAGCAAACCATGCTTTGTCAAGGTATTCTCCCCAATGTGGAGCACCATGAGGAATAACTGTTCTACCGTTAGTCCACGTCATTAAGCTACCCTTAAAACCTCCGTGTGTAGGGTAGCCATCATCTGTAAGAGGATAATGTGCAAGACGTGGTTCTTTACCGTTAATAATCCAGTTAGGGCGATACTTTGCTGGCGGATCTGGGATAGGTTGACCACCAAAGAAGTAATCTATATAGGCTTGCCAATATTTTTTAGCAGAGTCTAAATACTTTGTATCGCCGGAAGCTAGGTATGCATAAGCGCAACCAAGAATAAGCACGGATTGACCTTCTGTTGTAGCATCCCCGTTTGGTTGCCCTTCTTGAGCAGTCCAGTTTATAAAGTGTCTGTTATTAGCTAGAACGTTTTGTGGGTTTAATACATAGTGTTGCACTGTAGGATCTACAGTTAAACCTGTATTACGATCTAAGAACTGAATATGTCCATCGATCAGTTGAAAAACATTGTCAATTCTGTGCTTAATTCTTGACATTAAATCACTCCTGCCATCACTAAACTACCTATCCAGGTAGCTCCATTATCATAACTAACAAATTCAAAAATATCTGTAGCTCCCTGTTTATAACTCAAAACAGGAGCGCGACCAAAACTCCATTTAACAGATTGAGGCCACGTTACTTTATTTGCTCCACTGCCTTGACGTAGGGATAGCGTAAAGTTTTGAACAATGTTAGTTGTAACTGGAACATTACTAAATGAAATACTGCAAGTTGGACTAGATAAAGTGGCAGAGAAATACTCTGCCGTGCTAATATCTAAAGCTAGGGTATTTGTGACAGTACCCCTTGCAGAAAGACGATTTCGTGTAACACCAGCACCCGCAAGAAGAACACGTAATGATGTTTTCTTAGTGATGCCTGATTGATCTGTTACAAAATAATCTGTGTCTGAAACAGATGTTGTTACAGGTAGATCAGACACCTTGATTGTAGTTAAATCAGCCATTATTATTTGTAGCTCCCATTGTTGCTGTTATAGCATAGTTGTAATTGGTTGCAAGACCTTTATTGGCTTCGTTAACAAGGTATTTTTCAATCAATGCCTCGTTAGACCACTCATTCCACCAAGTAGAATAAGTATCTTTAGGAAGACCAACAATGTTAATAAAGCGATAGAGTCTATTTGCAGATTCAACAATTTCAAATGCTTCACAAGTGATTGCTGCATTATCGTCACCAGCTTCTGGATAGATATATTCTTCAGACGGCTGTGTACTGAATAGAGCACTAACAACTTGTTCACCAACTGTAACAGTAACGTTCATTGAGTAATACCTATCATCTCTATCATAAGAGGATGTGTAGGAATTAATATTATCTATATAAACATTACTTGCGATAGTTGATAAGAAAATGCGATCAACAATCTCTTTCTTCTTGGCAACACCAATAATCTCTTGCAGATATGGAACCCCAAAATTAGAGTTGAGGAACCATTCTCCACGGAAAGTTCTAAGTGTTATTCCAAGCGTCTGTGCTGCAATTTCACTTTTAGTTGTGGTTAGTGTTAAATCACCATCCACCATTACTAAATCGTTAGAACCATCAAGTTTTAAATCAAATGGTATTCCCATCTGTTAACCTCCATTTGGTTTGTCGGAAGTAACAGTGCCACCACCAGTTTCAACACCGCGTACAGGGTGTGTATGTGTGTGTAAACCAATGCCACCACTATCTGTCATACGACCGTCAGGTGTGATTGTTAAACCGTTTAAATTTACAGTACCACCTTTATATGTCATAGTCCCACCTTGCAGTGTAAGTTTTCCTCCTCCTGCATCGGTAAGGACAATACTGTTTGGTGTCATATCTATTTTCATACCTTGTGTGTTGTACACAGATATATTACCGTTAGGATCAAACGAAGCGTAAGTTTGCTTGTTATTTGAGATAACAACTTTTTCAGAATCTACTTCTTCTGAAGAATCTGTAGCTGTTGCTATCTTAGGAATAAAACAGGCTGGATACAAACCACAAGGTTGAATTAATGTTCCGCTGCTGGCTGTATCTCCATCTGTCTGGAAAGCATTCGACGGATCTCTTTCTGAAAAGACAACAACACCAATATCTCCTGCTTTAATTGGAAATGAAATTCTACCTGTACCACCACCATTTACCATAAAAGGAACATCGTGGAATGTTGGGTAATCTATTTCATCTTCAGTAGATCTGGTATTTTTTACGATAGATTCTAAAGTTACTGTCTTAGATCCATAATCTACACCAATTACCCTTACAGGTAAAGATGTATGTACTTCCGCAACTTGTTCGTTGATTAATCCACGGATTGCTGTTACAAAATTTAAAGCATCCATTTCTAGCCCTTCTTAATAATTGCAGATACAGATACAGACTCTACTTCAGTTGTCCAGTCTTTACCTTCCCTATCTCCTGTATGAACAACAGACACCACCTTAAAACCACCATCATAGTTATGACTCTTGAGCCAAACAGTTTTTTCTGGTAAGATAGCACCGTTCATTTCACATCTGAACTTAACACCATCTGTAGGCTTTTTAGCTTTCTTAGAAGATTTAGTTACTTTTTGTGTCGGTTTAATATCGTTGTGGAAAGGTTCTGGACTACCAATTAAACCTGTTTCTGCACTAATATATGCGCATCTTGCACTAGACATTTGTGATCTTGGTGTCACGTAAACAGATCCATCTTGTATCGACACATTGTGATCAATACCTTTACAGATACTTTCTAAGTAATGTGATGTGTTCCCACACATAGCTGTTGCAGATGATAAAGTTTTCTCTGTGTCTACGTGAATATTACCTTCTGTAGTACCTAGATCTTTAACTAAATCTTTAACAACCTTACTTACTTTTGTACCTTTCGGATAACTTCGGCTTGTCCTTGCTTCGGAGATGTTAATACCACCATCCAGACAATGTAACACTGTACGTCTGTCTGTATTGTTAAAAGTATCACTCACCCATTGCACCGTTCCCTTAAAGATCATAATTAACTCTTGACCTTCATAACCTACTGCCAAAGCAACAGCCAAGTTGTTACGAATACCTTTGTTAATATAATTAACAGTATCATCACTTAGGTTATAAATAGTTATCTCGGCTTGATTAGGATCTTTATTATTATCTTTTCTTATTGTGAAAGATATTTGGTGCTCCGTAATAACATACAAATTAGGGGTTGATTTTTTAGCATCCCCTAGTTTAGTATCTAAGTCTACTGTAGATTTGAAAGAGGAATTTTTTGTCCTTTTTTCTTTAGTATTAGTAGCTGTACCTATTAACAGTTTGTATGCTCTGTTTAGATTGGGTGCAGGAGCTTTTGTGTAATTTCTTTCTTCTGCCATTTAAAAACTCCTTTTATCATGCTTGATATGGAAGAGCGTCGATATAAACCAAAGCAAATCTTTTATCTACACCTGTGTCATAGTAATTAGGTCTACCGTTTATTTTAACAGTATCTACCAAATAAAGTTGACCATCCGGTACAGATTCTATATACTTATATGGTTCTAGAAGATCTAAACCATTGGTTACTTTAAAAGTTACACTAGGATTGTCTCCTGATAACCCTAATTGCATTTGCCACGCTTGATCTCTTGTATTCCATCTCAAACGTATATCATAATCTACTCCATCGAGAGTTACTGTATATGTTTGGTCTGGGTACTGTTCTGTAGGTAAGTACCAAGAATAATAACCTAAATTTCGATCAATAAATACTGCATTGTAGCCACTATTAGATGTGCTTCTACTGATCTTTGAATAAGATGAAATAGCCAAAAATTTTCTCCTTATTTTTTACCATCTGCACTGTGATCACTAAGATGTTCTGTACCAGTTGCTTTCCCTGTTCTTGCATCCAAATCAGCATCTGGACTAGTACCTTTCTTGTTTTTAACACCTGTATTCTTATTTGGTTTTGTCTTAAGTGCAATAGCATTTGTTTCCCCGTAAGAAACTAATCTTACTTGTTCAAATTCCAAGTCAAATTGCATTGCATATTCTGTTTGATATTCGTATGATATGCCTTTCAAAATAACATTCTCATACACCTTATGTTCTGTTATTAAAATGATAGGCTGTCTTTCATCAAATATTTTATCTAAGTAAGTAATTGCTTGACTGATACGAGTACCGTTAACACCAGCACTATATAGCATATCTCGCATTAATCTTACAGGTGTCTCTGTAATCATTCCTGATAAAGAGAAAGTATTATTTTTAACTTGAACGTGATCCGATACGTTAGCTCCATTTTCTACAGGATAACTAGTTACATCAGCTTGACGTTTTACACCGATATTTGGAACAGCATCAAAAACTATAGCTTGGTAGTTTTGAATATATTGATCACTTGCACTATTGTAAACACTTGCTAAAATACAAAAACCATTCTCCCCTTTCACAGTAGAGGCAGAGTTATTTGTGTTTTTTGTAGAATTTATATCTTGTTCCGCTTTATAAACCGCTTGAACGTGTTGTTCTGGAGTGTTTGCTGCCATATAATTTTACCTCTTAATGTGATAAGAAACATTCTCCCTTATCACTCATTTTATCACGAAAAACAACTCTTTGTCAAGACAAATAAAAAGCCCCGCCGAAGCGAGGCTTTATGCATTAACCACCAGTAGAAGATTGTCCACTGCTTAACTGAAGAGTTAAACCTTGTGAGAAGTTACTAAAACTGGTATTCATTGTCGCATCTAGATAATTACTAAAACCATAACCATCTGGAATAACATTAATCTGGAATGCGTTGTCTGGGATAACAACCGTATTCTCTAGACTTAACGGTATTGGAACACCTTGGCGTGGTGTTAGCATAGATGCTGTTAAATCAGGTCTATTGTAACCAATACTAGAAGCACTTGGATTTAAGGCACTAGTTAAGAAACTACTATCAAAATTACCTAAAGGTTGATTTTCAGGCAGATGTTGATCTCTTCCAATAGGCCAATAAGCCCAAGGATTACCACCAACCTGTGCATCGTACCCATACTGCGTACCATTATAATAATCTCTTACAGCTTCTTTAGTATTGTTTTTTGGCCCAACCTTATTTGAAAAATCAAGGAAATATTTCGCAATTTTTGCAAGGCTACTTACAATACTACCAGACATTTCACCAAGACCACGAGCAGCTTCTTGGAAAGTTTTCATATTTTCTGCAAAATCTGGTGCAGATTTTAAACCATCCATAAACCCTACAAGTAAGTTATTGGTAAAACCTTCTCCTGCTGCATCGATTTTTGCTCTTAATTTAACAAAATCTTGTGCTGCTTGGATGTTTTCGTCGTTAAGAGTTGCGCCTGAATTACTTAACATTCCCAGGACTTCCATAAACTCTTTACCATTGTCCAAAAACATACGTTGGTAGTGCATTAAGTCATCACCAAGGTTTTCCATCAGACGACCAATTTGCGCAGAGTTCATTCCTCTTTTTTGACCTTCATTAACAAGTGCTTGAACAAAGTCTAAAGGTCTGTTCTGGAGTTTAGCAACATCTTCCTTCGACCAACCAAATTGGTTCATGATTTCATTAATACCACTATCTCCACCTTTCCACTTACCTGATTTTTCATCAAATTCAGAGTGGAGTACAGTATTACCTAAACGTTCACGAACGTCTTTAATGTTATCAATAGCTTTAATAATACTAGCAGAGTCTACACCGTTCATCTCACCCCAAGTACGCATTGTTAGGATTGCGTTAGGGTTTACCTGTACGTTCTGACCACCTCTACTAACCATATTAATACGTTCTGCCGAAGCTGCGATACTTTCAGCGATTTTGCTTATACCTTGGTATAAACCAGCACCTAAAAGAGCAACACCAAACATAGCAGGGTTAAGAGCAATAGCAGCATTACCTACACCAGATAGCTTACGTTGTCTATCTCGCTGTCTTGCTTCTTTTTCTCTCCTTTGCTGACGTTCGAACTCCTTTCTTTCTCTTTCTCGAACACGCTGTCTTCTTTTATCTTCTGCTTCTTGCAGACGGGCAATTCTACGTCTAGCTCTCTCTTCATCAAGAAGTTGTGCATTCTTCTCTCTATGAGATCTGCGTAGTTCTTCTAACTGTCTAGCCAAAGTATTGTTCATTTGTTGGCTAGTAATCACACCTTTACGATAAAGTTCAACAGTTTCTTCTACAATCTTTTTAGATTTTTCTAGAATTCTGCTGTCTGCTTTTGTAAAAGGCATAGCTTTAAAACTAAAATCGTCTTGCTTCATATTAGCAAGTGCTGCACGTTTAGCGGCGGCTTCTGCGGCTCTTTCCTCCGGTGTCTTACGTCCTCCAGAAGATCCAGAACCACCTCTACCACTTCCTCCTTTTCCACCACCACTTGAACCTCCGGTTGGTGGGATTGGTGGAGGATTACCGCCGCCAAGACCTGACATTTGCTGCCTTATTCTTTTAGCATACTCTTCCATACTTTTAAACTGACGACGCATTTTAGTCATATTTAAAGATGGTTCAATAGATTCTGTAAAAGTTTTAAGGTTTTTAATTGCGTCTTTAGTATTTTTTAAACTGTCTTTATCTACAGTAAACGTTACTGTATTCTTAATCTTGGAAGTGTTAATTTCTAACAAGGGTAATCCTCCGTATTACTTATGAATCTGGAATTAATTTTTTCATAGCCGTATCCAGTTCTCTTATTGTTCTCTGTTGACCACGTTTAATATCCGCATCTTTAACGTGAAGATCTTGTACATAGTCTTCAAATGTTAAATATTCATAAATTTTAAGTAGATAATCTACACCGTAATTATCTAACGAGGACAAGGTTTCGGAGGTATTCTTAATTACCTTACAAAGAATTACTTCATACCATGTCAAGCTAAGGGTTTGTGAGGCAATTTCAATTGCTGATTTAATTGCCGGACTTAACTCTTCGCTAGAGTCTCTATTCCTTGAAATTGGGTCAACAGTTTTCCGAAACCTCGTTTGAAAAAAGGGGCATAGTTCACCTCAAGAACTTTTGCAGCTAAGTCAACAACTAATTCTGGGTGAGCAAAAAACAATTCATCAAAATTATCGGAAACACTGTGACCTGCTTCTGTGTAAACTTCATCTAAAATTTTACGTAAGAATGCGGCTAAGTTTTTTTCTTCCAGACCACTGAATAATTGGATCAGCGCCATAGCAATACGAGCTTCTAGATCTTCGTCTGCTGACATAAGAGCAGTATTATACATTGTCATAGGAACAGCTAGTACACTACCTAGTTCTGGAATCCTTTCAAAAACTTTAGTTGGACTCCACTTGAGAACTCTAAATTTTACACTGCGTCCTTCATCCAGATCAATTTCAACCATTACTTCTGGACGAGCAAATTTTGCAATAGTATTATCTTTTTGTTGTTCCATTATTTCCTCTCTTTAAAAATAAAGGGCATTTCTGCCCTTTTTGTTACTGAATAGTTAGAGCACTAATAGAGTTAAGTGCGTTAACACCAACACCTACAGTAGAACGAAGTAGGCTTGCATCTTTAAGACCAATTACCCATTGGTTTTCTTGAATAGTTTCACCAATAGTGTCGTCCGGTTGGCTTTGAATCCAACCAATTGTGCTGATATAATATCCGCGAGGGTCTTCTAGATATACGCTAAATGCTACTTGACGAGTAGAATACATCGTTTGTGCATAAGCAGCAAGAACTTCGTTTGCTGGGGAAGTACGTTGCAGTGACATTGTTAGCGTACCTAAACGGTTACGACTAAGAGCCAAGGAAACGTCACCATCAGTACCTGAATATGGGTTGATGATATCGTTAGTTTTGTTAATAACAATTTTGGTATCTGCGGCGAAACCCCAAGGTTCCCAACCACCCAAAGACAGGATTACTTGAGAAGGATCATAGGCCATTACGCCAGTAAGCATTTTATCCAAAGTGGATCTCCTTTTATACTACTTTTCATATAAGCGGGGTTTCCCCCGCTGCTTTTAATTATGAAGATACAGTAGAGCTATTGGAATTCTGGCTATTTGCAGTGCGGTTCGTCAGAACGTTTACCTGCACTTTAACATAGTGGAAGAATCCAGCATATACGTATTCAATAACCATACCATCAACCAAACGTGCATTGATTTGAGCATCAGTCATATCTGCACGAGATGGGATATAGATAGTAGGTTTAAGGCTTACCAGAAGTCCTGTTTCCTCTGAAGTTACTACCTCATTGGCAATAGAACCATTGTTAATACCTACTTGGATTGGGTTTGCAGTAACAGCCTGACGAATCAAAGCAAGACCAGCAGAAGTTGCTCTAACACCACTACCAAGCATAGATTGCTGCTTGAATAGAGCGAACAGAGATTCTTCTACGCGAGCTTTGAACCACAGAGCGTGTACCACATAGTCAACATAGAAACCACTAACCATGAAGCCATCACGGTAGAACAGAACACCGTGTTCTTTACGGTAAATATTACCATTCTGTTGAACGATAAAGTTTTCTGCTGTCTGACCAAGTTTTTCAATCTCGATACCAACAAGGGTTTTACCATGCAGGGTAGTAGTACCTGGTGTTGCAGAGCAGATAGAACCAACTACAGCAGCTTCTGGGAACACTGTATCAGCGTTAGTCATCCACAGTGCCATACAAGTGTTATTGTAGCCCATATCACCTAAGCGTTCTAGAATGTTATCTTCTTTAGTTAGAACACCTGGTTGCGAGGTAGAGAAGAAATACACTTTATCGTGCTCTTCTACATAACCTGCTAGATCGATAATATCTTGTTCTGCGTGAGAATCAGATAGTAACCAGAACCAACTGTTTTCATAGTCTGCAATTTTAGCAATATCTTCTAAGATATCATTTGCATATTCTACTTTAGTTGTGAATCCTGAACTATCCATAGTAGCGTATTTACCTGCAACTGGAGTTACAGTGATAACACTACCATCGTTTGACACAGTGAAAAATTCTTTATACACTAGGTCTGCGTTGATCATTTCTGTTAAACCAACAACAATCTCTTGAGCAGTTGCAGTATCATCGGCAACAAACTTGAAGTCCTTGCTTTTTGAATTTGCTTTAATAGTGATAACGTAAGTTGCACTATCTTCAACTACTGGAGTTAGAGTTGTTTTAGAAACATCACGCTTACCGACGATAACTTGTTCTGGTGCGAACAGACCGTCAAATAGTAGTTTTGCCATTTTATAAGCTGGATCGGCAGTGCCAAAACCTGCTTGCAGAAGTGCGTCTGAAGAAGTGAAATAATCTACAAGATTGCCAGTAACGTTATGCCCTGTAAGAATTAGAGGGATATCAAACTGTGTTTCACTAATTGAAGTAGCACCGTAGGTAAGGGTTACGGAAACTACCTTATCACGAAAAGTTGCCATTTATGCTCCTGTTAGAAACTTTATTCCAATGAATTATCCGTTGGGATATACTTAATTAATGATCCATCATCAGTCGTCGTAAAGTAATAAGTTTTACTTCTGTGAGCAACAATGTAAATCTTATCCAAAGGAAGATCTATTGGAGTAGGATCATCGTAATCATCTCTGAACGAATGAATGTTCATATTAATTGCTTCAATTTCGGTAGTTACTAAATCCTCAATAACCATCGTAGTATTGAATGTAAGAAATATTCTCGCTCTTTGTTCAGTTTTATCTCCATCCAGAACAGTGTTAGCCTGTGCAACATTTGTTGCAGATAAGAAGCTAATACCTTTGGAATAAAGATACTGGTATTTTAATTCATCTGCACCACGAAGTGCCGCAAGAACATAACTTAAAAGTGTCATTGGTCTTCCTCTAAAAGCCATAAGTTCTATTTCATACTTATTATCCATTAGATAGGAAAACGCATCTTCACTAAAAGAATATTTTTGTGACCAACCACCTGAATCATCAGATGATACAATACGTAATGTCAGATATGGGGTTGTTGGTTTAACAAATGGTTTATCCATAACATAAACCGGAAGCCCCACTAGTCTTTGTAAGAACTTAGCGATATTTAATAATATCGTATTTTCATACAATTCAATTTGTTCATAGATATTAGCCAAAATTACCACCCTCCTCAGAATATGAATAGGTGTTATTCTGGTCATCTAGAATAGCAACACAATGTGTGTGTATTAAGAAAGATGTTCTTGTCCAGTCTTTCAAAGAATAAATGGAAAACCATTGTCCATCTATTAGTATTTGGTCAGATAATTGATCTGATCCTTGCTGGATGCCTCTGATTTCTGTTTTTGTCCAGAAGCTATATTGTGCCTTAGATCTGTATCCTTCTGGCAGTGCTTGAAGTGTTCTACCTGATATTGGTTGCAAACTTGCAGCCTCTATTGTAAAGTCTTCGTATGCTACTGTATTACCCATATTGGAAATTGGCGAATCAGGATCTTGAACATAGGTTCTTTTACGACCCTGATACGTTGTTAGATCAAGGAGAGTAAATTGGTCTAATAGCATTGTATCTCCTTTTTAGTATACATCAAAAACAGACTTATTGCAAGTTATTTTTTAGAACGACCCTTCTTGATTTCTGATTCAATACTGTTAATTAAGTGTCCAGTATCAATAAGAATATGAGAAGAGTAGTTACCTTTATCTCTACGGATTTTAATAGTCACAGGAGATAGCGGTCTATAACGTTGCAGAGCAATCGCTTTAGCAATAGATTCTCGTGAAACTTTTGCAATAGGTTCAAAGGCAGCTAAACCCCTTCCACGAAGTAAATAATTTCTAAACACTTCTTCAAAATGCTTAGGTATTTCTTTACTGGCGTGGACTGCACCGTCCGTTAAAAACGGACGTGCAGGAGTATTGTTTGTTTCATTACCAAACTGTTGTATGGCAGCAATTGCAGGGATAGTGAGATCTGATTCTGGATGGCGAACAGCAGTAAGAAAACCAGCATCTATTTCTATATTATCTAGAGCCAGCATTTTACTAAAATATTCATCTAACGACATATCATCGCCACGTGTGATCTCACATTTCATTATTTATCCCTTCTGTAGTAACCAATGGGGCCATAGTTTCTGGCATATTTGATATTTCTCGTATGTCGATCTACACTACCAACACCACCTAAACCATTTACTGAATTAGGATCACTGTTGACACGATCAATTTCACGAGCATCAACACCACCAACTAATACTTTACTCGTTACACCTCTGCCAGAAGTACAACCAGGTATCATCATATCACCATCAAGATATCCTTTATAGATATTTTCCCAAGGTGAAATGTATTCTGTCTGTCCAGTACCAAAGGTTACTTCAACCTGTACTTCGCCAACTTTCTCTTTTCTAGAGAGAGCACCACCTGTTTGTGTATTATGATTTAGTACGTCTGTATTCCACAAGTATTCAAGTACAGAGATCAGACTGTTCCACAGTACAGCACATTTATTGGCATCATCATTCCCTAGTACATCTATCCACGTTTGAATGATTTGTTCAATCATTGCATCAGGCAGTGTTTCTTGTGAAGGGTTAAATACCAATATGCGGATCATAGGTACAAGGTCACTAGCTATAAGCATGTAAACCTCCTATTACTTTTTAGTGCGCTGTGCACGTTTCTTTGCTGGTGTGTCTACTGCTTTAACTTCAATTTTATCTTGCGTTTTTAATTCTACAGGTGCATAATCTTCATAGCTAACGAGATAGTAGCCAGGATGTTCTTCACTTCCGAAAGGATGAACCTGAATTCCTGTCTCTTCACGTAGACGAACTAAGAAGTGAATAAAGTTACCACCAAGGGCTACTCTACCATCTGTAGTATAGAATGACATAGGTGGAGCAACACTAAGTGTCTTACCTGCATCTAATGCAGGAGATAGTGAAGCAAAATCCATAATCATTTCATGGTAGCTAAAATATGTTTTCAGTACAGCGTTACCCATAATCGTGTTTCCTCTCATTGTTAGTGGGACACATAATAAAAAAGCCCACCCGCAAGGGGCAGGCTTTTTAGAATCCCGTTAAGGATTAAGCAGTAGTCAGTTTAACTACCAGTTCTGGACGGGTATTAACCGCCAGCAGGGAGAATTCAGACTGTAGCTGTACAGTGCGGTGTTCAGATACCATAAAGGTATACAGATCACGAGCAACAGTGTTAGCCAGTTCTGGAGTATCCGCTGGAGCATAGTGCGCCTGGAACATATCTGGAATACCCATTGGCAGAACAAACGCTTCACCAGCAGGAATGTTACCGTGGATATCTTCGATGTAGGTTACACCATTCCATTCGAATACCTGAACGTCCATATTACCGCTTAGGCGGTCACGCAGAAGGTTCGGAGTACCTTGGAAGTATTGATAAGCCTGGCGAACAAACGGAGAGTTAACCAGAGAAGCAAAGAACTCACGAGAGCACAGAGCAACGATACGAGTAGCGGTAGAACCGTCTTGTTTCTGATCGATGATGTATGCACGAGCTTCTTTCTCAATGGTAGCAGCCGGAGAAACAGTAGTAGAAGCGAAGTCTACAGATACTGATTTCTGGGTAGCACCCCATTCGGTGTACCAGTTGTATGCAGAGTTAGCTGCACCACCAACACCATTGTATGCACGACCCATTACTGCTTCTGCAAAGATTTTTTCTTTAGTTTTTGCAACATCACGCAGGATTTGAGTCATATAGCGGTTAACAACTTCCGCTTCGGTACGCAGGTTATCATTGATGCCACCCATAGCGAAGCTACGGAAGGATTGAATATCCTGTGCCTTAATGTTCTTATCCAGAGGGAAGAACGGAATACGGAAGACTTTAACGCTTGGAGCGTCCATAGTCAGGAAGTTACGCTCACCACCACGTTCACGTGCTGGGATCAGACCATCTGCATTTTTCTGTCTGCCAATTTCGATAGCAGTGGTAGCATGATACTGAACATCAAACAGGTTCAGACTTGCGATAAGTGTATCAGGAGTTTCTTGTAGCTCAATCATTGGGCTAAAGTCAACAACCTGATCTAAGATAATAGCTGGCATGTATAAATCTCCTATTAAAAATTAAGAAGTGAAAACAACTTTTTCAGTCAGTTTCAGATCGTGAGTTTCCAGTGCTGCAACGCCAGCGTCATCAATCAGATCACCACTCTTGTAGTAAACTGCATAACGGTTGAGAGTCAGGTCACGTACACCAACAACTGCGGTGAAAGTGTCACCTACTGCAACATCATCGATCCCGAACAGTGCGTCAGTCCACAGCAGAACTTTAACAGCTTCACCAGCAGAAGCAGCTTCTGTGTTGTCAGCTTTCAGTACAGAACCAATTTTCATGGTTGCAGTTTTAACCAGGTTCACTTCACGAACACAGTGACCTAGGTCAGAACTAAATACTCCACCCAGAACAAGGTGTCCAAATTCCTGGCGGTAGTTTGATAAAGAAATTCCAGTTGCCATTAATTAAATCTCCTTAGATTATTTCTGGGCTTTTTTAAGTTCAGCAGCTTTTTGACGAATCAGTTCAGAAGCAGATTTAGCAACAGGTTCTTTGTTTTCAACATCAACACCTACTTCTTTGCCAAATTCTTTCTTAACTGTTTCAACTTCTTCGCGAGCTTTTTCAAATGCAGTAACAACAGTTTCAGCAATTTCTTTGTTATCTACTAGGTATTTAACAAGTGCTTCAACTTTGTCTTCTTCAACATAGCCATAAGACTTAATTACATTGGTATAGTCTTCTTCGATACGAGCAATCTCTGCTTTACGAAGTTCTTCGGCTTCTGCCTTAGCTTTGTTGATTTCTTCCTGTGCTTTAGCTTCTGCCTCTGCACGAGCTTCAGCAGCAGCTTTTTCTACCGCTTCTGCAATCTGTGCTTTAATAAGGTCTTGCACCTCAGCAGATTTCAGGAATTCTTCTTTGTTAATATTTTCCAAAGGGGTATCTCCTTTATTTATATCGGTTGTGTTTGCAGATTCAAGATCTGCTGGATTATCCTCTGCAATCACAGAGTCTTTATTAGTACGAGCTTCGTGAGCTTTTACTAAATAATCTTTTACGTGATCAAACTTAATTGCGCTCTTAACTAAATCACCTAGAGCATCATCAATCAAGTTATCAAAGAAATCCAGGGAAACTAAAACATCACCGTCTACTACTTCATAGTCCGTTGTTTGTACTACTGGTTTTGCAACATCACCAACTTCAACAAGAAGTCCGTTAATGGTAAAATCAGTAGAGAACATTCCATAGTCAGAACAGAAAATAACAATGCCATTATCAAAATCGGCATCGACTACATAAACCCAATCCCAACCAGACTCGTATTTTTCACGAACGGCATCAGACAATGATCCCATAATTTGGTTTATATATGATTTACGTAATTCAGTAACGTCTTCACCCATTTTTTCTAGAGCTTCTAACTTAGTGAAGCTAATGTCTGGGTTGTCGCCAGATTTAAAAAGTAGAGGGGTATTAAAGCCAGAAGCAGCACCACCTTGAAAATCGAAGGTGTAAGCAATGTGTGCTCCGCAAGAATCTTCCGTAGCTTTACCCGAAAAGTCTACGTCAGCTAGATATGTATGTGCCACAATTAATCCTTCTTCACTTTACATCCTACTGCACCAATACTTAAACCTTTAAGAACGCCGTTCTTTCTTGCTTCGTACAGTTCAGGATCATAGAATTGAATTTTAACGAGTGGTGTTCCTTCAACAACAAACTCGTCACCAATATAACAATCGACTTCATTAACCCAAGCCTTAACTGGTTTAAATTTATCGGTGTTTTTGATATGACCAAGATTACCACTTACGTTAGTAATATTTGCGTTGAAGTTGTCAACCATCTTTCTGATTTCAATTTCAGACATACGTTCACCGTGGAGGTCATCGTGTTCTGGTGGACAATACATCACTTCAATCACTTGCATTTTTTCTTCGTCAAATTTATTTTGTTTGACGATAGTAGCAGGTGTTTCTTCTGGAGTGGAATTTTGTTGGGTTTGCTTTTTCTCTTTCGTTCCACTGAACGTTTTATAGAGTTCCCAAAGCGTGTCTTTATTAAGTTCCATACGGTTCCTCATAAAAACAAATATCCCATAAATCTTATTCTACAGGATATTTGCTTATTTGTCAATACCTAAATTAAAAAATTTTTAAAAATATTTTTAATTTGCCAAATTTGCTGCCGATGTATCTAATGCAGCAGGAGATGTTGACGTTCCATTACCAGCACCAGCCGCTAAACCATCACCAGATCTTGAAGTCTTATCTGGCATAAAAGTCTCAAGGAATTCTTGGAACTTATCTGGATCAGCAACAATATCATCAGGTATTCTATAATTGAAACCTAAACGTTCGAAGAATTCATTAATTACTTCTGGCGTTAATGGTATTGCACCAGCAGCTACGATTTGTTGGATTGCCTTAGCATTAACTTCAATATCAGGATCACCGATATCATCACTAACAAATTTAGGCATATCTTCTTGAGATAAGAAAATACCATTCAAACGTAGAAGTTGGGGAATTACTTGAGTATTTAGTGCTTCTGTAATAATATCTACATCACGCTCAATAAAATGTGAAAGAAGGGTTTGTTTGTTATCTGACAAAGAATAACTACCACCTTCTCCATCACCCATAATCAGAACACCTGCACCAAATCTGTTGTAGATATCTAATTTACGTTGTTTTATTAGAGCCTGTGTATCGAATTGCTTACCACTACCCTCAACACCTTGGAATACAAGATCATACTGGCGCATAACAGTACCTTCATAAACATCAGAAGGTAACACCATATAAGATTGTTCACCAGCGTGTAAGTTAGCGATATTTGCTTGCAGAACACGTAAAGATTGTGCTTCATCTCCGCTTGGGTTTAGTGATGCCCTGTTGAGAATATCGCTTGGAACCATCAACACTGGCATACCGCCTAAGTCTTTCGAAACACCAACAACTTCGTATTCTTGAATCAGAGATTTTTCACGCCAACTTCTATATACTGCAAGAAGTGGGCTTACACCTAATGGATTATTCTCTGTAATGTTGCTCCCTACGTAAATAACTTTCTCCATAGGAATTTCTTTTCTTCCTATCAGAGTTGCGTTAGTACCAGGGCTTACCATTCCATTAGTAATGTTTTGGTTTACCGTAAGAATAGTGCGACCGTCATCAGAATAAGTGAAAGGTTGTGCCAAATCAATTGTATCCTGGGGTCTAAACGCCAATTTAACAAGACGGTAATAACCAAAATACGGGCTTTTTGGATCTTCATCAAGTTCATACACCTTTTCTGCAAATGCAAACCCAAATTGCTTATATGTTAGCAAGGAGCGTACATACTGTCTTAGTGGTGCATTCATGTTGCGAAGTGTGTAGTCTACAAACTTTGCAGCACGTCTTGACTTAGCTGAACTAACATTGTATTTTATTTTAAAATCAAAGAATGCTCTATCTACAAAGATGTACGTAGCATCAAGAGCAGTAGCTACGTCAGGGTCTTCACCCATTTCTTTGTATGTTCGGATGTTTTCTGGGAAGCGAGTTTCATACGGTTGCATGAAGTTCGTAAAGGCTTTAATCGAATTAAGACCAATAGTACCTATTTCTGGTGAAAGTACCAAGTTCTTCTCTTTAGTTGCACTTTGTGTTGGAGACAGTGCAGCTTTTTCAGTTGAGCCTTTGTTCCAGTAATCCGATCTTTTAGTGTACTTACGCTTACCTGTAGACACTCAGAACCTCCGCTAATGCTGGACAAATGACTCTACCCCATTGAAGGGGTAGACATATAATGCTACTTTAACATATTTTAAATAGTTTTGTCAAGATTTATCTTCCTCTGATACTATATGGAGAAGATAAAGAGTTTCTTGATCTTCCACCCATCTTACCGTAGCCTGTTAATGCATTTGTTGCAGAAGGTATTGCTACTGCTTTAAACATCTGTTCTTTTGACAAAGTATTAAAGCAAGATGCAGCAGCATCTGGAATATCATCTTTTAATGTTGCTGTAGATCTTTCTCCATTAAATGACTCCATCTCTTTATAGAAATGATCAAGAGTTTCTTTGTTAGGGAAAGATTCTTCTACAATATAAACAAAACCATTTTGACAAGCACTACTAAATGGCATAAAGCGTTGTAATTTTTTCTTGTTACCAGGCATAGCATCTGGTTTAACAACAAACCCTTCAGCAATTAGTTTTTTAGCTGATTCTGTATATTCAATCAAACCAGCACCAGAAGGATCTTTTGGCAATACAACTGTAACTTCATCTCCATCAATCTTACATTGGTTTAGAATTAAATTATCTCGATCACCTGGTAGTCTTCTGAATCTACCAAAAATTTTACTACCTTCATCGTGAGCATCATAATCATAATCACCAAAAATGTAATAATTTCCATCAGAGTCTTTAGCCATTTTAACAGATGTTGTGTAGTCAGGATAACGATAAGATTCTGTTGGAACAGATACTGCTTTATCCCACGCTCGCATATATTTAAGATTGTTTGGTAAATCTTTAAACTTGATAACGTGTAACCATTCTCTGTTAAAGAAACTCTCTTCTTGTGCACGAGCAAACCAACAACCATCTAAAAGCTGTGCTCTCTTAACGGCGGTTTGAGCCTTCAAAGAAGCTAAGTATTTAGGGTTAAGTCTTATTAGTTCAGGGTTATCAAAGATAGTACCACCAATGAACACAAATGTTTGTGGTTCAATAACCACTGTTTCACCTGTGTTCGGGTTTTGCATAAAACAGTTTTCAGGATACTTTTCTTTCAACTCTTCTGCTGTTTCAGCAAATACTGGTTCATCTTGTACAATAAGAAAGTATAGCTGTTTGCCACACATATCTTCTCGTGGATAACCAGCTTCATCCAAATAAGGAAGTACCCACTTTAACACCCAACTATCCGCATCAGGGTTACAAGTACACAGCATAAAAGACGTTTCTGATTCAGAACGCATACGCCCTAACAGATATAGCATTTCATATTGTGTAAAATGTGTAAGTTCGTCAAAACCCACCATCGAATACTGTGTACCTTGATGGTTAGTTTCAGCAGTTACGTTATCATTTTCAAGATGGTCAAATTTAAGTGTACCACCTTTTGTGGCTCTGAACTCCATCTCCATAGCCTGTTCTCTTACGTGAGGCTTTAATGGTAGATAAAGTTTTTTAGCTTCAGTAAACAAACCACCAGATTTACGTAAAGCTGTTGTATTTTTACGGAAAAGAATACCACCAAACAGGGGATCTTTATATGCGTATTTAAGCGCCTTTAGAAGTAGCAGACGGCTTTTGCCGCTATTCCCAGTAACGAAGATGTGATCGCCACGTCTAAACACGACATAACTGCTTGGAGTTTCAAAGCAATATTTCTTATCATCACTTGTCATTACCTCATGAATTTTTAGGTATGTGCTAGGTTTACCTTGAATGTTAAACGGAACACGCTTACCAAAAGGATTTTCAATATATCCTCGTAATGGGTGTCCTGCTTGCTGTAGTGCAATAAGATCCCCAACAAGAATTTCAAAATGTTTTTTGGATTTTTTCTTCTTGTAGAAAACAAAGCGATGTTCCATACTTAATTCTTGGAAGACACCTACTCCGTTTGTGATACAATACAGATTATCTTTAGCATCATATTCTACAAAAGATGGTGTAACTAATTCAAGACGTTTATTTCTTGGATTGTATTGATAAATATCCTCACCATCATATTCACTTATTTGTTTCCAACCGTCTCTTGTTAGGTATTCTGTTTCTGCTGAAACACAACCTGCCGCACCACCATAAATCATTACTTCAGGCATAAGATCCATAGCTAGTGTTTGTTTGCCAGGTTGGGCTTTAACTTCAATATCTACATTTTCAAAAGATTGTCTGACAGGTTTCCTTGCCACATCTCCTCCTAATTAGAAATTATTCCTTCACTTTGTAATGTTTTAATATAGTTTTGTAAACTGATAAGTTTTATCCTATCTTTTTCCCACAAAGCGTTGTTTAAAGTTTGATTATCAACTACCTCTGATCTTGTAACTCCTTTCTTTATTTGATTAGGAGTGTATAGAACAGGGGTAGATGGTTTTTCCATACTGACAGAATCAGGGGCTTTTATTTGTTGTGTTGCTACAGCTTTACACTGCTCAATCAGTAGAGGCTGGGAAGCTGTTGTTGATGATGCGCAACCCGTCATCATTAGGGCTAAAACAAGACATAGCGCCAGAAGATGTTTTCGCATAATCTATTCTCTCTTGTGTTATGTTATTACTCTTCTTATCCAGTTGTGTAAGAAGATCATTTCTTTCTTTCGTTAATGAATGAATTTTTTCATTCAATTTAGATCTTTCTGAATCTGCTTTTGCTTGTAAGATATCGAATTGCTGTTTTGCTTTAATTTGGTTTTGTTGTAATATTTGTTCTTGTTTAGCAACACCTGCGTTGTAGCCTTGTGCATACACGTCATCGTGTAATTTGTTTAAACCAACATACAAACCACCAAATAGTGCTATAATAAGAACCAAATACCTAACCCATTTATTCTTCAGTAGATTTATTAACATCGTCAGTATCATCATCTTTAAATTTTACTTTAGGTAGATTTGGTGAATTATTAACTATCTTCTTCACTACCATCGGTTGTGCATTCTCCAAAATCTCCTTCCATTGTTCTTCTGTAATCATAGTCTAACTCTTCCTCCAGATCCCATTTACGCGAATAACTGTTCTTCTTATCTCTGTGATAAGAAGCCCTATTAAAATCGTGTTTAGCTACATAGTTTCTCATTTTATAGTCCTCCTGTATTAATCATATCATAAAAACATATATAAAAGCAATAGGTATAAAATAAAAAACCCCCTAACCTTTCGGAAAGGGGTGTTAATTAACAAGGAGAGGGGGAACAAAGTTCCCAAGAGAGGAGAATTAGATAACGATTTTTTGAGGGGGAGAATTTTCTGGAAGAATATCTTCTTCTTCCATAGATTCATAATGTTCTTCCAGCCATTCTTCTACTTGTTCTTTGATGATCTTAGAAGCAGTCAACTTAATATTAGCAGAAGCCTTTTCATCTACAACAAGATCTGCAATGTAACGCATAGCATCTAAATAACGACCAGCAAAAATTTCTTTTACTTGCGCCTGTGCAGCATCCATAGCATAAATCTGTTGCATTTCGGCTGTAGGTCTACCTCGACCTCTTTTCAATTTAGGCATAATATGCACCTCCTTACTTAAGGATAACATATTTTATACGTTTTGTAAAGATCTTTATTTTATAGATAATAAAAAACCTCCAAAAAGGAGGCTTTTATAAAATTCTTTATGGTCTGTTAATTACTTTAACAGTTTGTCCTTTATCATTCATTAGATATGCTGATTCAGTCTTGTGAATGAATAACACTCTATCACCAGCAAGCACAGAAGCTACAACACCATCTTGTCTGTCGTAACCTTCCCAATGATATTGAATAATTACTTCATCTTCTAAGCAATAAAAGAATTCTTCTTCATTTACTACGAATGGTACAGTGTTATAAATTCTTACTTCCTCTTCTTGAGGAAACTTGCGAATTACTTTTAAAGTATACATAATATCTCCTGATAAGTATTTAGTAGTAGTGGTATGTGCGTTAAGGAGTCGCACCCCTCCATCTCAGAAGGAACTAGGCTTGTTCTTCGAAGACACCGCTGGCACGGAGTTTGGTCGTGGTAAACGGAGTCGAACCGTTGTTTCTCGATTATCGGTCGAGTGTACTAACCATCTGTACGATACCACAATAATTGGCAGCAAGGTGAGGAATCGAACCCCCTGATCTATGGTTTGGAGCCATATTGAGTACCATACTCTTTTAAATCTACCCGGCTATGAGTTCCTTGAAGTGTCAATGTAATTTAATCATTACACCAGAAGGGAGGTATTTATTGGAGGCGGGAGTAGGATTTGAACCTACGATCTCCAGCATATGAAACTGGCGAGGACGACCAGACTCCTCTATCCCGCACAATCTGTAATAATTTGGTAGCTAAGGTGAGACTCGAACTCACAATCCCTTGGGGCAATACGTTCTAAGCGTATCGTGTATACCATTCCACCACTTAGCCATAATAAGTACACCACTGTAAGAAGCCTCAATGTGCTATTGACAGTTAACCAAGTATTCTCCTTGGATGGTGTTATTTGGTGCAGAGAGATGGTAACGATCCATCCTTTCTACCTTTTCAGGGTAGCACTAATCCGTCTCAGCTATCTCTGCAAATTTGGTCAGTGCGGCAGGACTCGAACCTGCGACCTGAAGCGTCCAAAGCTCCCACGCTACCAACTGCGCTACGCACTGTAAATCTTGGCTGGAGATCTAGGAATCGAACCTAGTCATCACGACTTCAAAGGCCGTTGCCTTCCCACTAGGCTAATCTCCAATAAATTACTTCAGTGTTACCACAAAGTGACGAACTGCTTTTCGTGCAGCAGAAGCCAGAGGCTTAGCATACTTAAGTTCATCTTTTTCCATTATAAATTCTCTTTTAAATGAAAATGCAGGACTTATTGGCATTGCCTGCGCAATCCATCAAGGGGAACATAGGTTTTTGGATATTTAACGACCAGGATAACCATAAACCCGTCATCATTCACATTCAAGAGGTACACCATAAAACTGCCGGGGTCTTAAAACTATAATGATTCGCAAATCATTAATCAGACAGTTCGATGGCTCCTCGATTTTAGCTCATACTAAGGCAGTGAATCTCCAATAAACTAAAAAATCATTTAAAAAGAACCGCTAGAGTTTGAAGGAGAAAACCATGAGCGAAAAGAGAAATTTTCTCTAGCGATTCCATTTAAATAATCTTGGAGCGAGTAACAGGACTTGAACCTGCACCTGGAGGGTGGAAACCTCATATGCTACCATTAACACTATACCCGCTTAACAATATTACTCTAACATATTATTAGCCCCTTTGTCAAGAGGCTTTTGATATTTATTTTAAAATAGTAGATGCACCACGTCTGTTTAGATATGCAATAGTAAAATCCAAATCACCTATTTCTTCAGGTTCCCACTGACCTTCTAAACCATAACAAGAACAATGATATGCGTGTACTTCATAAAACAAAGATGTTTTCATATCATAAAAATAAACGTGAGATTCACCTTCATAATATGCACAATCATAAGTGGCAGAAAGAATTACAATGTTATCCTTATCTAACTCTACTTCATAATATCTTTCAACATCTTCAATATCATCAAAACCATCGAAAACATTGATATTAAAATATTTCTCTAACTCTTTTTCTGTCACATACACTCCTTTAGAGTTAAATTGGTGCTCCCACAAGGACTCGAACCCTGATAAGTTGCTTACAAGGCAACCGTAATAGCCGTTATACGATAGGAGCAAAATATTTGCTTGGTAGGATTTGATACCTACAATTCTAGAAAATTCTAGAGGTTTCTATTAACTCTACAAGCACTATTTGGCGATGGATCAAGGATTTGAACCTTGCTAGAACTTTCGTTCACGGATTAACAGTCCGTCGCCCAACCACTAGGCCAATCCATCTTTAATTTGGTGCAGGTAGTTGGACTCGAACCAACGAAGCCCCGAAGGGCAGGAGATTTACAGTCTCCAGCAATTGCCGCTATGCGATACCTACGTGTTTGGTACATCGTGAAGGATTCGAACCTTCGCTCCCTTGATTAAAAGTCAAGTGCCTTACCGCTTGGCTAACGATGTATAAAATTATCTTTAAAATAGCCAGTGTTTGCGGCACTTAGCTATGAAGTATTGGGGTATCGGTAAAGTGGTTACCGCCACTTGCCGAAGATTTACTCTGCTAAAGTAAGATGGTTGCAGCCATACTTCCAAAAAGTTACACCAAGCAACTAAGAGTAACAAGCTACATTAAAGATAACTTGGCGGTAGATGTAGGACTTGAACCTACACGCCGTTTCCGACGACAGTTTAGCAAACTGTTGTGGCTACCATTTCACCAATCTACCGTTCTTAATTATTCAAAACAACCGGAATCTTTTTGTTCTGCTTTTACCATACGAATATTCTTACCATCTTCAGATTGTTGAAGATTAGAATACTCATAAACAACTTTATTATTTACAATCTTAACTCCGGTAACAACCTGTCCAATAGTTTTATAATTCATAAAATCACTCATTGAATTTGGAGGAAGATAATGGAGTCGAACCATCACCGTATCGCTACAATGGGCCAGGGTTCAAACCTGGTTGCGCACCGCTGCGCCCTACCTTCCAGTTATCATACTTTAAATCTAACATAAAACTATCTTGCTTGTCAAGTAGTTTTTAAAACTTTTTGGCCGGGGTGACAGGATTCGAACCTGCATACTCCAATTACTCGGTTAACGCCTGATTAGAAGTCAGGTGAGATACACCCCGTTTTCATAACGACTATAACAAAAAACTAAGTAAATGTCAAGATATTTTTTACTAAAATTACTATTTAAATTGAAGCCTAGTTATGGAATCGAACCATATTTCGTATTTAGTTAGACAAAGCGGTCTAACATATTTTTCAGGCTTTGATGGCCTCGGAATTACCAAATACCCTACTAGGCGTTGGTGCAAGTGGAGGGATTCGAACCCTCAATCATTTAAGCGTTGCGTTTTAAGCACAATGTGTATCACCAATTCCACCACACTTGCATATAGGAGATGCATAACACCTCCTTTTAAATGGTGGTTCCCCAGGGTTACAATCCCTGCCCTCGACACTTATGAGGTGTGCGCTCTCGTCAGTGAGCTATGGAACCTTGAATATTAAGCATACTGGGTCATTTCACCAGCTTCGCGTTTCTCCAGAAGAACTGCAATCAAAGCAATAGCTGCTTCTTCTTCGTGAGGAAGCCCCATTTCATCCAGAAGAGCAAGGAAGTCAATTACCAAACTTTCTGTTTTAAGGCTAACGCTACCATTTTCGTTTTCAGTAAGAACTGATTCAGGATCAAAAATAAAGATTGCTCCACCTTTATTATCAATCAATACGTGCTTCTCAATCAATTCTTTACCATAAGTCTTTTCTGTCATAGTTTTCTCCTTTTGTTTAACTTGTGCTTATCTTAGCAAATAACTAGCTATGTTGTCAACTAGTTTTTACAATATTTTTTCTTGATCTGTAACCTAGTGTATAACCGCATACAAAAGATACAATAGCAATAAAAACAGATAAGCCAAAAATAATTTCTGTAGACATACTGTTTCCTTAATTATGTGAAATCTAATTCCTCCTCTGGTGCTGTGTAATTTAGAAGAAGATCAGTTACACTTTGATGTTGATAAACCCTTTCGGGACTGTCGTCGAATGCCAAACTTGTACAAATCGAGCATAGATCCGACTCTTGAATATTACCATTCCTGTCTCTACGGGAATGATTAGTCAAGTGTCTGTTACAGGCTCGGCAACGAAAATAAAAATTATGTTGTTTCATAAATCCTTCGTGAAGCCCATCCAGGGCAGTTGCAGGCTCTCCTTACCTTAATCTTATCACGAAGTTTTTATTTAGTCAACCTGGATGGTTCCCATAGTACGAAGAACCTCTACATCAACACGGTTGCGGATATCAGTAAATGTTTCATCACGTCCTTCTACTTGTGGTGTAATAACCGTACCATCCCTGAAGATAACTTTTAACTCATTGTCTTCATCTTGAATATCTTTAAAAGAAAGATTATCCACAAGAGAAAGTTTACCATTTGTATCCTTAACAACCTTAATAAAACCTTTTGCAGAGCGTTTACCAGGATCAGTTTTAGGCTCCTTACTTACCAAAATTTCGTGTTCACCGATGATACTACCTGTTGCTTTAACAGCAAAACCAAAAGTATCTCGTGTATTGAACTGATAAGTATAACTACCAACACCAAATACAATATTGGAAGCTGCAAAACCTTTCTTCTTCAGTCGGCGTAAGATCTCGTGTTCTCGTTCAACAGTAATAGAATCACCATAAATCATACCGATGTGCTGATCAAGAACCTTGTAGCCTTTTCGGTTGATAGTACCACCAAACACTTCCCAAAGGATTTGAATAGAACCTACTGCTTCACAATAAGGAATCTCATAAGTTTCATCAATACAATCAGCAACACTGCAATCCTGAAGAACATTGTAATACTTATTAACATCAGCCAAATGAACTACTTCAGTGGCTGTAGCAATACCATTATTTAAAAGGTCTTCATAGTCAGCAAAAGATTCAACATTGTATCCTGCAACAACTTTAACCGGATCTCCTGAATCTGGACGAATAACAAGACGACCATTTCGTGACATAATGGATTCTTTCAATTCTACCAGAATGCGAGTCAAGACAGCCCAGTAATCATAAGAATCTGCTACATATGAACAAAAACCTTCTGGAACAATTTCTTCAATATAGCGGCGAAGAAACTCTTTCTCTGCTACATAACGAAGACCATCAACATCATCTTTAAGATGTGGGAAATGTTTCTTCAGATCTTCAACAATAGCTCCAATGTTAGTCGTTGCTACTGAATGTTCTGTTGCCGGAATAGAACCTGCAACAAACTGATCATAATCAATACCATAATAATCATGCACAGTTTCAATAGCCAGAATATTATCTGTACCTGTGAAAGATGCCAAATGAGCGATACCACTCTTATAACCATCTTCGATATTACTTAAACCACGTAGGCTAAAATCATGACACTGGAAGTTAACGTGATCAATATTATCACACGTTGCCATCGCATACGCCATAGCGATACGCTTATACTGAAAAGCTGCTGTGGCATTAGTCATTGTCTTCCAAGTTTCATCTGACAATAGTGTTTCCACATAGTTAGTTAACCAAAAGAATTTTTCTAAAGTATTATGCACAGTAAACACAGGAACACCAATAGGACACAAAACACCTTCTGGCAGAGATCGAACTTCCAGCGGAAGATAACCTAAATCGTGCAATTCTCCCCAACATTCAGCAGAAGGAGCAGAAGCACCTAATGCATTTTTAGACATACGATAAAATTTATTTACTGCTGCACTACGAGACATTTTAAAGAAGCTATCCCACATAGTTACAAGAGCATCAGTAACTGCTCGACGAATACCTAAAACAATTACACCACGTGCTTCACGATCTGCATAGTGTGCAAAGTTTTTATCATTACGAGGAGTTAAATTAGAGAAAATGAGTTTTGTATTTTGGTTGTACATCTGCTTGTGACCAGGTTTATACCAATCAGTAGCAAAAGGTGCAAAAATATTCATAGTTATGTCTCCTTGTTTGTTAGTGTGGGAGTATCTTACTAAGCATACTCCCTATTGTCAACACTTATTATTTAAAAATTCCACACGTATGGAGATACAATTTGTTGTTGCAAATCTGACTGATTCTTAACAAGAACACCGGAATCTTCTTGGATGTTATCTTCCCACACATTAAGAGAATGAATGCAGTCAAAGTGCTCACTTAACTCTTTAAGACCTTTAGAAAAGATACCGTGTGTAACATATAACTCAATCTTACCTGCGTTACGAGCACGTAGCACTTTAGCCAATTCAATAAAAGTTCTACCGCCGTCACAGATATCATCTACGATCATCAGGTTACGCTTATTGAAATCCTGTACAGAAATGTCTGTACGAACAATAGCACCTGTTGCAGTATCTCTAACCTTCTCTGCACAGAACACATCTAAAGACATTTTCTTAGATAATTTAAATATTTTCTTAAGAGCACCACCATCAGGACTAACAAGAGCAAAATTCTCCATACGTAACTTCCACTTTAAAGTCTCGTAAGCAATCTCTTCTTGAGGTATTACACAGAGTCTGTCAAACACCGCTGGAGTAACATCACTATGTGGATCAGCAACGATAACACGTGAGAAATTTAATGAATTAATTATAGAAGCAAATGCTTTAACTCCGAATGCTTCCCCAGGTTCACACACTCTGTCTTGTCGTGCATATGGCACATACAACATGAGCAAATCAACACAATATGGTTTATGATATAGCATATTGTCTAATGCATTCTTAGTCATAACCAAAGTCATCAAGTCTTTAGCAGATCTTACTTCTAAAGAGAGTAAGATTCTGTCTGTAGCGTGATTGAAACCTGATAGATTCGTGTCTAGTTGAACATGTTGTTCTCCACCAGAGAATGTAAAGACTTTAACGTCTACATCAGTAACATAACAGTCAACACCATGTAGAATACTAACTTTCATTGTTTATCTCCTTAGTTGAGTTAGGACTTTATGTTCTCTACTCTACATACAGATAGATCTAAAGTCAATAGATATTTATTATTTAATTTATTATTTAATTAATAATAAAATTAATAAAGAATCTATTGTTAGTATAGAGTATGTATGTTAGTATTATAGACATAACATAGTGCTATATGTAGACTACTCAGTTGTCTGTTAGATCATGTATCACAAGATTAGATAACACCCCACTCGCTGCGCTCGGCGTTTTTCGGGGGTTAGGGTAGCATACTTTTTTGCGTTTGTCAACACCTTTTTGGATTATTTTTAAGTACAACCTGAACCTCCTAAAAACGATTGTAACGAGTTTTACTGTGAGGTAAGGTGATTGCATATCTTAAAGGCTATTAGCTCGTTACAGAGCCGTATAGGAGGGAATAATGAGGGTCACACGTTACGTTAGAAGTGAAACAGTAGATGGAGGCATAATGTATGCTTTCTACGATGATAAAACTTTTTGTTCTGCGTTCTATGAAGAAGACTTGTCTACGGAATGGCAACAAATCATCTTCTTACTTGACATTTTGAAAAGAAGAGATAACTTTGAAGGTATTGAGTGGACAGTGGGAAGCAAAGTTATCATCCCAGGCTTAAGCAAACATGAGTTGCTTGACTTAGATTGTAAACTTTGTAATTATCAATTCTCAAAACGTTTACCATTAGAAAGACAGTTAGGAGTTGAGATTCATGTTGACTTGGGCGATGGAGTATCCTATACTCTCAACAATCATAGTGCTGACGTTAATTAGTGGGATCACAAAGTGCGTCACAAGCATTTGCGATTGTTTAACACATTCTAAACAAAGGAAAAATAAATGAATCAAACTATGCAAACAATCTATAGAGTAATTCTTGGTGAGTTCCATGTTGTTAAGTCAACATTGAATTATGAAGAAGCTAAAGAGAATTTCTTACTTTGGGTTGAAGCATTCTCTGAAGTTGAAAAGGTAAGTTACAATTGTGTAACTTTGACTGCTGATCACGTACCTGTTTTGGAGTTTATTAAAAATGAAAAAAGAAATTTTAACTGATGTAACATATTCTTGTATTAGCAAAGGTGGTTTATATCGTGTAGTTGGCTTTCCTAAACCAGCGGGTGTATCTAAAGTATTTGATCCTGTTGTGATCTACGAAGATGTAAGGACTGGTCAACAGTATTGGCGATTCCAGCAAGATTTCTTACACCGTATGGAGGTTGTTGATGGCGAAAACACCGAAGAAGCGATCCGTAACAAAGCACGCATCTAAAGATGGGGCGGCAAAGGCCGCTCCTAAGAAACAAAAATTTGACACAGAGGCTTTTGTCTTTGATACTCCAATAGAAAAGATAGAAGAAGCTCTTGCTAAATTTGAAGAACGTGAAGCAGATCCTATGGCAGATCCTTTCACAGAAGATGAATTGTATTGGTTTGGCTGGTGGGTTTTGAATCTACCAGAAGCTAAAAAACGAGGAATGAAATCAGTTCCTATTTGTGCAAAAGAGTCGGCTGTGTTAGGTTTATACGAGAAGCCTAAAAGAAGGAGCAAAAAGAAATGAGAAAAACCTACCTGAAGTGTTTGTCTGTTGTGCAAAATGAATGGTATTCAGGTTTGCTGACAGCAGGTAAGAAATATGAAGTGCTCAATAAACCAGGGGCAAGGTTTTCATTAATTAAGAACGATGAAGGCACTGAAATGCTTATTTCAGTTGCAGATTCTGTGTATGGTACTTTTGAGTTTGTCTATGAACATGCACCAATTATTCTTGAATACAGTGGTACAAACAAACCTTACACAGCTTTAGATGTGATCAACAACAAAAGGAATAAATAATGTTCCTTATTTATTCAGGTAAAGCCAAATACATGCAAGGTGTAAAGCGTGTAGAAGTAGTAGATACTGTAACTATAGGAAAATCCTTTATTCTTTATCTGTTTTATGTCAATGGAGAAAGATTTGCTGTTTCTAAGCAATTGGTAGATAAAGGTAAAACTTGGAAAGAAGAGAAACAGGAAGGGGGTTGATAGTGGCTAAAATTCTTTGGTTAGACGATTTAAGAGATCCTAAAGATTATGGTTATGAGGATGCCATTTGGTTAAAATCTTTTGGGGATTGGTCATCTTTTGTTTCAGATGAAGATAATTTCAATAATATTTCAGAGATACACTTCGATAATGATCTTGGAGAAGATCAAGAAGGATATCATGCGTTCTTAGACGTAGAATGTATGTTGTACGCAGGTGAATGGGATGCTCTTAAAACTATCTATGTTCATACATCAAATCCTTCTGCTGCTGGTAAATATATGTTAGCTAAGGAAAATTTTATTGCATCCTATGGTGTTGAAATTAAACGTGTTAACTATTAAGTAGGTGTTATGCATTACTCAGTCTGGTCAGAGCAAGAAGAGGATGAAGGGCATTTTATCTATAGAGAGGAAGAAAATTGGAGCGATACGAGTAATGATCTTTTACTTCCTGATTACAGTTTTTTAGCTGATAGACTAAAAGAGTATGGAGAAAATTGATGTGCGCTACTAATCAACATGATATTTGTTACCAACCTCTCACTTGGATTGGTGAGGATCACTATGCTCAACGTGTTATAGTCTGCGCTGCGAACAAGTATATTCTTAACAATGGTGAAGAGTTAATTATTCCTTGTGTTAGGCATGCAAATCCTGTACTATCTGCACAACTTAATGTTTTAAAAGATGCAGGATTGATCGATAAACTGTTTTGCTTACCTGATAATCAAGGGTTTATTGATCAGTATTATAACTGGTGGAGTCGCAAAGATGCTTATGTCATTGCAGATAACGCCAAACAAATTAACTACGAAAGAAATGGTCACAACAGTGAACTATTCAGCGAGGGATTATACTAATGTTTATTACAAGTGATTTGCATTTTATGCACAAACGTATCCGAGAGTTTGCTCCTGAATATCGCCCGTGGGAAGATATGGAGCATATGACAGAAGCACTGATCGAAGCATGGAATAAATGTGCCACAACACCAAGAGTAAAGATGTACCATCTTGGGGACTTCTGTTTCGGGACTGAAGAAGATACCCGTAAGATTGCTTCCCGTCTCCAAGGGGATATTACTTACTGTGTTGGGAACCATGATTACAGTAAACACAGAAAAGTGCTTGCAGAGTATGGAGAAGTTGTGTATTATGACGAAGTGAAATATCAGAAATTGTTCTTCGTCTTAAGTCATTACCCTATGGCTGCCTGGAATAAACAAGGGCATGGATCAATCATGCTACACGGACACTCTCACGGATCATTCCCTGATCATTTGTATGGGAAAATGTTGGATGTTGGTTGGGATGCACACGGGAAAATCTTGCATTTTGACGAAATCATCTCTATTATGGATAAGCGTGATATTATTGTTGTAGACCATCATAAGATAATCAAAGGAGATTAAGGTGGCTAAGTTCAATTGTGATGACCTGATTGCAAAAGGTTTAGTGCATAAAAAAGAAGTTAAATCTGGAGAGTATGCTGGTCTTGCTGTACTTAAATACAAAAACAATGTATTCTGGGATAACTTGTGGAACGTTGACAAACGACTTTTAGATTGTCGTGGGTTGGTTGTTGACTCAGAAGATAATATTGTTATTTGGCCTTTTACTAAAATCTTTAATCGTTTTGAGAATGGTACAGATCTTCCAGGAGATGAATTTGTAGATGCTGTCCGTAAAGTAAACGGTTTTATGGCATCTGTAGGTGTGTACAAAGGGAAACTTGTTGTATCAACAACAGGGAGCCTAGAGTCAGACTTTGCAACTATTGCCAAGAACCGTATTGTTTCCGAGTGTGATGACATAGAGTATTTCATTAAGTGGACAGAAAGTGCAAAAGCAACTTTCCTTTTTGAAATCTGTGATCCTTCTGATCCACATATTGTCGAAGAAGAACCAGGCGCATACTTAATTGGAGCAAGAATTCAAAATCTTGATGGGACAAGTTTCATGTTACCTGAAGGTGTTCTTGATGGGATTGCATCTATTACAAAATTTAAACGTCCTGAAGTTTATCCGATGATTAAATTTTCAGATGTTGTTGAAATGTCTAAACATTGTAGACACGAAGGCTTTGTTGTTCGTGAAACAAACTACCCGTTTAACTTACTCTTAAAAATTAAGTCACCATACTATCTTGCTAAGAAGTTCCTTATGCGTGGTGGTAATAAGAAGTGGGATATGATTTGGGACAACCCAAATAATGCTAAACAAATTGTTGACGAAGAATATTATACTTTGATAGAATGGCTTCGAAATAATTTTACGAAGGTTCAATGGGCTGCTCTAGCTCCACAAGAGCGACGTAAAGAAATAGAAAACTTCTTTGGAGGCTAAATGAAACAACTTATCATTTTACGTGGTGTTTCAGGTGCAGGTAAATCTACAGTAGCAGAAATTATTTCTGAAGGTTATTGGCCTATCTGTGAGGCAGATCAATACCATTACACAGAAAGGGGTGTTTACGATTGGAAGCCAGAAAATGTAGGTAAAGCCCACGCATGGTGTCAGAGTATTGTTCGTGATGCTATGGCATCTAATATTAAAAAGATTATTGTCTCTAACACTTCAACCACAGAGAAAGAACTTAAACCTTATTTAACTCTTGCTGAAGAGTTTGGTTATCAAGTTATCTCTTTAGTTGTTGAAAATAGGCACGGTAACGACTCAATTCATGAGGTTCCACAACATATTCGTGATCAGCAAGAGAAACGTCTTCGCAGTTCACTTAAGCTACAATAAGGAGAATTTATGGAAATTTATTCTGGTAAAGGTAAGTATTTTACAGTAGTCGATGATGGTGAAATTATTATTTATCGCTATGGAAGTGAGTGGAGGAACGAGACAGGAGACGGCTATATCTTATCTTTGCTCCGTTTGATTAATGATCTTACGGAAGAACTTGAAGAAACAAAACGTGCATATGATGACCAAGTAGATTCATTAGAAAACATTATTTCAGATCTAAACGAAGAAGTTTCTTATTTGAGTGGACAAGTTTCAGAGTTAACGCTGGAATGTGAAGATTTAGGTGATGTTATTGCAGATTTAAATGAACGTCTTAAGGATTAATATATGAGCACAGCTATCTATGTTAAAGGTGTAAGCGAAGATCAACAAATGTTATTTTCATTTGGTGAGAATACTGAAATGGAAGATATGTTTAATGATATCCTTGATGCCCTTTCTTCGGAAGGGTTCACAATGATTACATACTTTATGGCAACATCTTCTGAATATGTTGATACAGATCTTGAAGATTTGATGGAAGAAATTCAAACTCTTGTGTATAATTGGTAAGGTTAACTATGACATTTATTGAAGAACTAACGAGAATTGCAAACGCGCCTAACAGTAGTGAAGATCCTTACTTTATGGTGGATGATTACACTGGTGGTAATATTGATGATGCCTATGAACTAGGCAGACTACACGGTGAAATTGAAATGGCTAAATGGGTTCTTTCGCAACTGGAGGTTAAAGATGAAACAAACTAATCCTACATTATATGGTAAAACTTCTACAGGTAAAATTAGACAGTGGTCAGTCTATACCGAAGGTAGTGTTGTAACTGTTGCTCATGGTCAATTAGGTGGAAAGATCACTAGCAAATCTTATACGGCAGAACCTAAAAATATTGGTCGCTCAAATGAAACAACAGCAGAAGAACAAGCTGAAATAGAAGCTCTTGCCAAATGGACAAAGCAACTTAAGAATGGGTACTATAAAACAAAAGAGGAAGCTGAAAACCATGTTCCTTCCACACCCATGAAATGTCAGGATTATAAAGATTATGCTGATCGTGTTTTGTTCCCTGGTTATGCACAATATAAATTGAATGGTCTACGTTCAATGATTAACATGCAAGGTGAATGTTTATCTAAAGCTGGGGAGGTATATAAACTTCCACCTCACTGGGAAGAAATTCCAACCTTCATTAAAGAAGTAGTTGGTCATCCTCTTGACGGTGAAGTTTTTGCTGGTTTGGGTGTCCTTAGCCTTCAACAAATTAATAGTGCGTGGAAAAAGCATAATGCTAACACACCACTTCTTAAATACTATGTATATGATGTTCCTGTGGCATCTGTACCATTTGAGAAGAGGGTTCAAGTTTTGGCTGCTCTAAAAGAAGTTGTTGAAGATAAAGGTTTAGATGAACTTATTTGTGTAGTACATACAGAGTACATTGAAAACCAAGAACAGTTTGATGCTTTCTATGCAAAAGCTCTACGTGAGAAAGCGGAAGGTGTGGTGTATCGTAACGCAAAAGGTGTTTACGAATTCGATAAACGTTCTTATGATGTTATTAAACGTAAACCACGGCAGACGCTTGAAGTTAAAGTGGTAAGTGCAAAGCGTGATAAAAATGGTGACGGGGTATTGACAGGCGAGATGGAAAATGGTAAAGTAGTCGAATTCCTGATGCGTAAGGATTCAGATGAAACCATTAACTATCGTAAAGCAGAAAATGCCGAAATGTTAATTGGTAAATTTGTTGAGATTGAGTATGAAGAGTTTTCCGATGGTGGAATACCTACGAAACCAACAGGTGTCCGTTTACGGGAAATGGTGGAGGGAACATGGGAGCCAAGAGAGTAGACCTTGTAGGTAAGAAATGTGGTTGTTATACTGTCTTAGAAGAGATTGAAAGGGATAAACATGGCAAAAGACGATTTACTTGTTCTTGTGATTGTGGTAATATTTGCACGGTAACTATGGCAACACTTAGGAAGAATAGAAGTTCTTATTGTCCCAAGTGTAGACCGAAAATAACACAAACAGGAGCATACAAATCGTGGGAAGCCATGTTAGGGAGATGCTATAACAAAAACAATACTCACTTTGAATACTACGGTGGTCGTGGTATTAAGGTTTGTGATGCTTGGAGAAATTCATTCTCTGCATTCTTTGAGGATATGGGAGATAGACCTAAAGGTTTATCTCTTGACAGAATAGACTCGGAAAAGGATTACAGTAAAGAAAATTGTCGCTGGGCTACAAGGTCTGTCCAGTCATACAATACACGAAAACAGAAAAATAACACTTCTGGTAAAACAGGTGTTGTGTGGAGCGAGAAAGAAAAAAGATGGATTGCTCGTATATCCTATCAAGGAAAAGATATCCGTCTTGGAGCATTTATTGATATTGAAGATGCTATATCAGCAAGACAGGAAGCTGAAGTATTGTATTTTGGCAAGATTAAAACATAAAGGAGGTTGCAGTGAGCATTGAAGTTATTTTGATTCTTGTGTTGCTTTCTATTGTTGCTTGTGGTATAATTGTCGCATCAACTTTCCCTCACCCAACATGGTGGCAGAAGGCTAGTCTGATGATTATCTACGGTGCAGCAGGTGTACAAATGGGTACAGTTGTTGTATATCTGGTGGAATTTACAAAACAATATTTTAAATAAGGAGAAACAATGATCGAGAATTTTTTCAAACAAGTAAAAGTGGACAATAGCTTCTTTATCAAAGCTGCCGATCAAATTGTTGCTTGGAATGCTAAGGCACGTGGTGGAGTAACTCCAGAATTTACTCAAGAGATGTTTGAAGCTCAACTTTCTTTTGTACGCGAAGAACTAAAAGAGTTCCAAGCAGCAGCACAGGAAAATGATCACGTTGAATTACTTGATGCAGCAGCAGATATTTTTGTGGTAGCCTCCTACCTGGCATTTATGTTCTTTGGTAAAGAAGGTGTTGATAAAGCTCTGGAAATGCCGACAGGGGATGTTCTGGCAGAAAACATTTACGATGTTATCATTGAATTTGATAAAATGGTAGAAAATGACTTGCAATTTGCCCTAATGTCTCTTACACTTACACGTATGGCACGAGATACTTTGGTACGTTCTGTCTATAACGAGAAGAAGGTTATGCGTGAAGTGTTGAATAGCAATGAGTCCAAGTATCCTACCAAGAAGCAACTCCTGGCTATTTGGGAAACTAAGGATATTATTGAAGCTCTTGAAAAAGAATGCGATGCTATCGAGATGCGAAGCAAAGATCGTGCAGAAGGTTCTTATACTGGGGTACATGCTGTATATAACGAAGTTCAAAAGGTGTACGTATTCTTTGATGACAAAGGTAAAATTATGAAACCATCTACCTTTGTTAAACCTAATATCGCAGCAATCATTGCTTAAGAAATAAAGCCCCTTCGGGGGCTTATTGGAGGTATTATGTTAACAGCAGAAGATATCTTTAAACACGGTTTGCGTCAGGTAATAAAATCCTTGAAGAATGCAGGTATTGAAGATATCACACAGGAAATTGTTGGTTTAGAAAAAGAAGGTAAGAGAACAGAGTTTAAGTTTTACACAGAAGAACAGTGGTTGAGTAATCCGCAAAACAAAGCTAATGAAGCTGTTAGTCTGTTTGGTAAATCTTATAAAGGATTTAAATATCCTGATCATATTGTTGAATATGATGGTGTAAAATATTTTGTAGTTATTATTTGAGGAGAAAACTATGTTTGCTAAAAATTTCAAATCTTGCGTAACCCTGATTTCTGGTGATGGTCTGTCTATTTCAGCACTGAACACAGTAACAGACAAACCGCTGGATTTTGTTGTGGCACAGGGGCAACAAGCACATACCATTGGTCTTGTTCGTTTTGAAGATGATGGTTCCTATGTAAAAGTGTTCTCTGGTTTAGAGGTTATTAAAGTAGGGCAATCTGTTAAGAAAGTTAACAAGAAAAAAGTTAAACGCATTCTTAATGAAAAACTCCAGGAGATGGAACAAGAGTTTATTGCTGCAAACCCTACTAAAGAATTCTTCCTGGACAAAGAAAGTAAAAAAGCAATTGAGGCTGATATCGTGTTTTCTCTGCTCTCAGAAACAGAGGCAGATGATTTCTATAACTATGTTGTTGTAGACACTGAAAACAGTATTACCTACGTTCTTAATGGTACTAAGAAAATTAGTGAAGATATTGCTGTGTTTCTTCGTGAGGTGTTGGGTACTTTCCCAGTCCTGCCGTTTAGTGTACACGAAGAAGCCATTATTAAAGGTTTTGATACCATCTTAGAAGAACATGAGGCTGAACGACTGACCCTTGGTAATTATATTAAACTTGAAGATTCGGAAGGTGTGGTTGTATGGAGTAAAGAATCCCTTTATGAATCTCGTGCAGTAGAACTTATGGAAGATGGTAAGCACGTTGTTGCCATTGGCCTGGAATATGACGGTTTCGTTAACTTTATTGTTGATAAAGAATTTAAGTTGAGTGGTATTAAATTCCCTAAATACTTTAACGATGAAGAAGGATCTTTTGAAGCATCTGTTCTTCTGTGCTTTAATGAAATCCGTGGTATTATGCAAGACCTTATTAAGTCAACTATTCAAAAATAATACTTGACTTACTAATTTAATATGTGTTAATATGCCTACCTACTTAGTTAGGTGGGCTTTTAAGGAGACACACCATGAAAAAACTTCTTGTCGGTTTACTTTTAGTAATCAGTTCTTATTCTTATGCTGGTCAAATAACTTTAATTAATTCTGGAGAACAAGTTTCTGGAAGTACAAAATACTGTTTTTACTCTAACGGTATGTACGACAAGGTTATAGAGGTTTCTGCAAGTCGTCAGTGTCCCTACACACGAACATTCTCAACAGAGAGTTCAGATGATGAATAGGAGGTAATATTAGCGGTTACATTTTAATCCAACCGGAAGACCTGCACAAATATGTTGACGAGAACACAATTCTTGCAATAGACTACGATCAAGTGGCGTTCCAAGCGTCTTCAGCTTTAGAACAAAGAAAAATCCACGCTGTACACAAGGCTTCCGGTAATGTAAAAGAGTTTGAAACAAGAACAGATTTTTGGGGTAAATCTTCAAAAAATATTGGAGGATGGTTAGGAGCACTTAACGCGCAACGCGAAGCTGCTGGTAAGAAGTTGTTCTCCAAGGAAGATTTTGAAATAAAAGATGTTCAAATAGTCCCAGAGAATATTTCTTTTACGTTTCAAGCTGCAAAGACAAAAATAACCCAGATGGTGGATCACCTAAAACTTCAAAAGTATTGCGGTGTCATCGGGGTAGGAAAAACCTTCCGGCATTCTTTCAAAATGCCAAAAGAATATAAATCAGAACGATCAGATTTAAGACCAATCCAATTATCAGATACTAAAGATTATCTAGTTGAAAAACATAACGGTGACGTTGTTACTGGTATTGAGGCAGATGATGCTTTAGAAATCTATGGATATGCAGGGTATAAAGCCTACAAGGAAACTGGTAAGTTTTCTCATATTGTAGCATCTATCGACAAAGATAGCTTACACACACCAAGTTTACTCTTTAACTTTTATAAAGAGGATGGTGTTTATAAAAATCCTTGTGTTATTCTGATTGATGAATCTATTGGTGATATCTGGATCGTAGAAAAAGGTAAGAAAAAAGAAGTTAAGGGTTGGGGTAGTTACTGGTTAGCTTATCAAATGCTAATGGGCGATAAGACAGATAGTATTCGACCTTACCAAGATTTCGATGTTAAGTTTGGAGATATTACTTGCTTTAATCTTATTTCCAAATGTAAAACACAGGCTGAACTTTTTCAGACAGTTAAAGATCAGTATTATGAATGGTTCCCAGATGGCGTTAAATTTACTTCTTGGGATGGTGAAGAAGTAGAGATGACAACTGACGAATGGATAGAGACAATTTTTCAGTTGGTATATATGAAACGTTGGGCGAATGATGAAACAACTTTTGAAAGTATGCTACAAGCATATATTTCAGAGCAGGAGGAACATTGAGTAAATTAACAGACGAACAGAAAGCCTTGATTGTATCTATGAAAGCACAAGGTTATTCTTCGCGTAAGATTGCACAAGAGGTGTTGGGAAGTTCTACTAAGAAGAGCACAGTAAATGATTACTTAGCTCGTGTAAATTCACCACATCGAGGTGCTCCGCAAGATAAAGGTGGGCCAGTAATTAAAATTATTGACGTAGAGACAGCACCGGAGATTGTGTATAGCTTCTCACGTTTCAAAGCCTTTATTGCACCTGAACAAGTTATTCGTCGAGGTTACTTGCTTTCCTATTCATCTGCTGATTTAGAAACAGGGGAAGTAGAAGGTAAGAACCTTAGCAATTACCCTTTGTTTGACATAGATCATACAGATGATTGGGAATTATGTCAAGATCTCTGGCACTTGCTTGACGATGCAGATATTGTGATCGCGCACAACGGTATTAAGTTTGATAAGGCGTATATTAACCAACGTTTTGCTTTTCACGGTATGGAGCCACCATCACATTATGTTGTAATTGATACACTCAAGGCAGCTAAGAAGCAGTTTGCACTACCTTCTAATGCGCTTAAAGAAATGTGTTTGTATTTTGATACAGAAAACTTTAAACTTGATAATGAAGGTTTTCCTTTGTGGAAAGCATGTTGTGAAGGAGATAGACATGCCTTCTTCCGTATGCAAACATACAATGATGGTGATGTTGTTTCTCTTAGAGATCTTTACATCAAACTTCGTGCATGGATTCCACAACATCCTAACGTATCTGCATTCTATGACGATGAAAAACTTCGTTGTCCTCGTTGCGGTAAAGAGCACCTTGAAGTTGTTCCTGGTAAGGTTTACACAACAGCGGTTAGTACATTCCAAGTGCTAAGATGCACATCATGTAATAGCCTGTCTCGTGGACGTGTTAATTTACGTAGCAAAGAGAAGCGTGTAAACACTGTTATTGGAATTTAATAAAAAGGGGCGAAAGCCCCTTTATTTTTGGAGGATTTATGACTACAGCACTGGATATTCAAATTGATGGTGATCACTACAAACGTATGCGTATGCAACCTTTGGAACTTGCATATCTAATTGGTGCAACTCCTTGTTTCACTAAGTTAGCTAAGTATGCTTGTCGAAACAAAGGTGATCGTGTGATCAACCTAAACAAAGCGATTCACGTTATTCATATTGAAAAAGAATTAAGTGATAAGTATTACAATATGTTGTATGAAGCCTACCCTAACTTAAAAAATCCTGTAAAAATTGAGTTAGCTAATCAGCTAATTGATTTATACACAGACGATGATCTTGTTCGTAAGGCTTTAAAAGCAATGTACAAAGGTAAGTATATTGAAGCAGCAGATGCTATTGAAACATTGAAGGAGAGTGTAGATGGCTTCTCACGGTAAACAATACGGAGAGGGTGAAGTATATAAAATATACAACAAACGTGGAGATAAACTCCTATATACAATCACAATCCCAGAAAACATGTGTAAAGCTGGTTTAGACCGTATGCTTTTCTTTAAATATAACATTCCACCTGGAGATTATGTAGCTAAAAAGGTGAGCACTATTGGAAAATAAAGAACCTAAAGTTATTTGGGGAGATGGAACACCTTGGAAAACTCAAGCAGCCTTTTATACATATTTAAGGGGTTGCTTAAGGAAAGCATGGGTGCGACACCCGAATAAGATAAAAAAGATCCAATCTGTACGGTTTAAAGCTGATAGGTTGGATAAAGATGGAAATATAGTCTTAGATAAGAAAACAGGCAAACCGAAACAGGTTTGGAATTGTAAATGTGAATTGTGTGGACATACAGGAGGTATGAAAGACTTTCAAGTAGACCATATTAATGCAGCAGGTACATTAACCTGTTATGAAGATATTCCAAGTTTTGTTTTACGCTTATTGTACGTAACAGAAGACGACCTGCGTGTAGTTTGTAAGCAGTGTAACGCTATCCTGGCTTATGCTGACAAGCACGATATGACATTCAGGGAAGCAAAAGCGGAGAAGGAAGCGATAGCTTTATGCCAGTCTAAAAAGGATAAAAATTGGCTAACGAAGCGCGGAATTTCACCAGAAAGTACAGTAAGTAAGCGAAGAAAACAAATAGTAAAAATTCTTCTTGACGAAGAGAAATAATAAAGTATTAACGCTCCCACAAATGGGAGCGTTAGAGGAGAAAATATGGCTAAACTTTATTTCCGATATAGTCCGATGAACAGTGGTAAAAGCACACATCTGCTACAAACAGCTTGGAACTATAAAGAAAGAAATATGAAAGTTCTTCTTTTAACTTCAGCTTTAGATACCAGATCTGGTTGTGCTATTGCTTCTAGGATAGGTATTAAAGAGGAAGCAAAACCAGTTAAAACAAAAGAAGATATGCTGGAAATTTATACACAACTTAAAGAAAATCCAGTAGATGCAGTATTTGTGGACGAATCACAATTCCTAACTAAAGATATGGTTGACATTCTTGGAGATGTGGTAGATAATTACGATATTCCTGTATTCTGTTATGGGCTTAAAACAGATTTTGCTACAGAATTGTTTGAAGGTTCTGAACGGTTATTAGCCATAGCAGATTCAATTACAGAATTGAAAAGCATTTGTAAATGTGGAAGAAAAGCTATTTTCAATGCTAGACTTATCGACTCTAAAGAACAGATTGTTATTGGAGGAGAAGACATTTACGAAACAATGTGTAGAAAATGTTATAACAGGAGAAATAATGCGTCTAGTATGTGATTGGGATTTAGTAATAGCCCCTGCCGATGTAGAATGGTTGAGTTGGTTAAATGCGGTAAGTAGATCTAATATCAAATTTGATAAGGCACATAAGACTGTGCATTATGATATTACGAAATATTTTCCTGATTTTAAAAAGCAATTTGGTGTAGATCCTTACTCTTTTTGGGATAACCAACATCTATATGATACTATGGGAGTAGTACCTAATAGTACAGATGTTGTTCATCGTATAATTGCAAATGGAGCTAATATATCTATAGCAAGCCACACTAAGGGTGGACACCTTAGTTCTAAATATAGACACGTAACACGATCTTTAGATAAAGTGGACTTTAGTAGAACATCTGGTAATGGCTTTTTCGCAACAAAAGAAAAATACTTATTACCTTGCGACGTAACTATTGACGATAGGGCTGAAAATCTTGTCCTATTTCCAGATGAAACGTTGAAAATATATTTCAACACTATTTACGAAGATCCATACTTGGAAAAGTTAAAGAAACTTCCTAATGTAATTATCACTGGTTTAGATAATCAGTGGGAAGAAATTGAAAGTATTTTACTACCTTAAGGAGAAATAATGACAAACTCTATTTCAGCAAAAATTATTGCACACTCTCAAACATCTGAAGGTAAGGATATTGTTACCTTTGAACTTGAATATCCTCGAATCATTCACTCTGAATTGATGACGCATCGTTTGTTTTCTCGTAATGCCGCATCAAGTCGAGCTATCCCTGTTAAAACTCTAATTGAAATGGTACGGCAATCTCCAGCACGTCCTTATCGTTTTGGTGCTAACCAACCAGGTATGCAAGATAAAGGCACAGATCACGATGCCCTGATTGATGCAGGTTACACTGCAAAAGAATGGTGGGACTTGGCTGCGCTAAGTGCTGCACGTTTTGCAGAAGAGTTTGCCCTTGCTGGTTATCATAAACAGGTTGCAAACCGCCTACTAGAACCATTCCAGCGTATGAAGACTGTAGTAACCACTACAGAGCTAGAAAACTTCTTGTGGTTGCGCGTAGATGCTGATGCAGATCCTACTATTGAGGCTCTTGCTAAAGAAATTAAAAAACTGTATGAATCTTCTGAACCATATCTTCTTTTCCCAGGGGAATGGCATACACCTTACGTTAATCGTGATCGAGATCCAGAAACTGGTATGATCCGTTATTTCTTGGGTGAAACCTTCTCCAACGAGAAAATGTTGACAGAAGAGGAAGCAAAAGCTATTTCAGCTTCTTGTTGCGCTCAGGTAAGTTATCGTAAATTGAATGATACCAAAGATAAAGCATTGAATATCTATTCTCGTTTGCTGTCTGGACAAAAGGTACATGCATCTCCGTTTGAACACCAGGCAACGCCAATGAAAGAAATGGATTTGTCAGGATTAAAACAACAGAAAGGTGGTATTAATATTCCTCCGTTCCCTACCTCTTGGGAAGAAGGTATTACACATATGGATCGTAAACATCGTTTGTGGAGTGGAAACTTCTGTGGTTGGATTCAACATCGTCAACTTTTGACTAACCATACAAAATGGTGATCAACTTAAAATTATAGTTGACTTTTAATTGAGATTCGTGTAGTATAGGCTAACGTTAGGAGAGCGTAGCTCTCCTTAAAAAGAGAGAAGGAGAATTTATGTCACTAATTAATACAACCGTTTGGGCGACCGTAAGTATGTCTACCATTAAGGCTACACCGATCTGGAAAGAAATGGCTAAAAAACACGGAGGAAAAATTCCTCACGAGTATCATAACACTACATTGCGAGCAGCATTAGTAATGCTTGGTATGTCTACTGATGGACATTATACAGTAGAACGTGGTGTTAATATTCGTAGTAACAACAATCGACGTGTGGTGTTTGCAAATACTACATTGTATACTTTCCCAGTTCGACAAGACTATAAATATAAGCGAATCTATCAAGGTGTAGATATTTTGCACTTTGGAGAAGAAGATTTTACAGGTTGGGGTAGCTCTCATATCAAAATGGAAGACTTCGGAAATTAACATGATCCATCACGAGATGATGATTCTGAATTCTAATTGAGAGGCCAAATGACAGAAAGTAATAAATATGAAGGCTGTGAAATTGAAGTCTATTTTGATGAAACATTAGGTTGCAATGTAACAGTTATCCTTGATACATCTAAAAGATTATCCCCAAAAAGACAAGAAGCAGACCGCAAAGCAAAGGCAAAAGGTTTTGAAGGTATAGATCATTTTGAAGGTTTTCTATACGCAAATGGCTTATATAATGAGATGCGTGGCGGTTATGATGTAGATGTTCTAAACATGCACAATTAATAGGAGAGGAAGTGACTCAGTATCTAAGCAAATCTATCCGTTATGTAACAAAAACAAACGGCAAGAAAGAAGAATTTAATCCAGAAAAACTTCGTAAATGGTCAGAGTTTGCTGCTGGTAAATTAAATTGGTCTGAAATCGAACTCGAAGCTGTTAAACGTTGTTACGACGGTGTGCCTACTCGTGATTTACATAAAGCTATGATAGCAGCATGTATTGATAAGAAAGATCAGGCATATAGTGATATGGCAGGTCGGTTACTTCTTGGTATGATCTATAAACAGGCTCATGGGGGATATCACAATATCCCCTCCCTCCTGGATTTCTACAATATGTCTGTAAGTAAAGGCTATTGGGGGAAAATGGATTATACAGAAGAAGAAATTATTGAGATTGGTAAAATTATCAATCATGATAAAAACCTAACTTATGGTTATTCCGTACTGCGCCAGATGGTTGATAAGTATCTTGTGAAAGATGCGATCAATGATGTGGTTTTTGAATCACCACAGTTTTTATTCATTGGTGTAGCAATGAAGGTAATGGAAATTCAACCAAAAGATCGCAGAGTAGAAGACATTAAACGTCTATATACCTACGTAAGTGATCTTAAGATTAATTTACCATCACCTTATTTAACAACGTTGCGTACTAAGATTAAAGGTAGTGCTTCTTGTTGTCTGTTTAGAGCAGATGATACAGCAGAATCTTTAGCAATTGCTAACTATCTTGCTCATGAATATACATTGAATAATGCAGGTATTGGTGTTAACCTCCAAACCCGTGCTACAGGACAAGGTGTTAAGAACAACCGTATCGTTCACGGTGGTCTTTTACCTTATCTGAAATGGATGGAAACAAGTGTTGGAGCATCAAAACAAGCAAGCCGTGGTGGTAGTGCAACAGTAACATTTACAATATTAGAGCCTGATTTTGAAGATCTGGTACGTTTGAAAAACCCAACTACTGTTAGTGAAAAACGAGTAGATAAACTTGATTACTCTATTGTAGTAAACAATGCTTTCCTGCGCCGTGCAGCAAAAGGCAAAGATTGGATGCTAGTCAGTTATGACGAAGCACCAGAACTCTATGAGGCGCTTTATAAAAGCGAGGAAGAGTTTGAAGAAGTATATGAAAAAGTTAGTCGCAAACGAATTAAGAAGAAGTTTGTAAAAGCACGAGATCTTCTGGCAGAAATTATTACACAAAGAGCAGAGACAGGACGTATTTATATGTTCTTTGCGGATAATGCTAATAAGCATACTCCGTTTAAGGATGTTATTTATCAGTCAAACTTGTGCCAAGAAATTTTCTTGCCTACGAAAGCATTTCACAGTATGACTGATCTTTTCACAGGTGAGAATACAGAAGATCAAGAATTGGCATTATGTTTCCTGTCTTCTATTGTAGCTGGTCGTGTTACACCAGAAGAATATGAAGATGTTGCATATTATACCGTTCTAACTATTGATAATGTTATTGAAACAATGCAGTATCCGTTTAAACATAACGAAATCACTGCTAAAGCACGTAGGTCTATCGGTGTAGGTATTACAAACCTGGCACATTATCTGGCAAGTAATTTTGTTACTTATTCAGATCCTTACGGCAAAAAACTAATTCACGAATTAGCAGAAAGACATTATTACTGGTTAGCAAGAGCTTCTCTTCGTTTGGCAAAAGAGAAAGGTAATGCAGAATGGATGCATAAAACCAAATGGCCTGAAGGATGGTTGCCTATTGATACCTACGCTAAAGCTGTAGACGATATTGGCAATTTTAAACTTAAAATGGATTGGGAAGGTTTACGACAAGATATAATTGCACAAGGTGGTATCCGAAATAGTGTATTAGCAGCTATTGCTCCGAATGAGTCCAGTAGTCTTGTAAGTAATACGACTAACTCTGTGTATCCTGTACGTGATACTATAGTTTATAAACAAAGCCAAAAAGGTAATGTCTTGTTTATTGTGCCAGATTACGATAAACTAAAAGATATTTACCAATCGGCTTGGGATACGCCAGATAAAGATATGGCTGAAGCATATGGACTGTTGACTAAATTCTTAGATCAAGGTGCATCATGTGACAAGTGGATTGACTATTCTAAGATGGAAGGTGGTCGTTTATCCATTAAATCAGAAATGCAATATATCCTTCAGTTTGCAAAACTTGGTGGTAAATCTTTGTACTATCTAAATAGTCGAACAAAATCAGCAACCTCACTCGCCCAAGAGGATGAAGAATCCGGTTGTGAGTCTTGTAAGATGTAATGAAGCTAGGGGGCTTTGTCCCCCATTTCTTAAGGAGGAATATGCCTACATTAGTTGTATTACCTGGGGCAACACCACAAAGGCGTTGGGGCAATTATACACTGGTAGATAGTAAAGATTTTACATTCGATTGGTGTTGTCATCATATTGCAGGTTTTCAATTTTCCAGTGTTGAAATATGGGCTTCCAATGATCCCGAAGCTACCTGGTATGCTTTAACCAGGGCAAGATATGAGGGAGAGGTTACTGTACTACTCACAAAGAGTGTATGGAACGCATTAGAGAAGGCTTACATAGAGAATGGTATGGAGAGAGAACACATTGATACAATAAAAGCAATGTGTGATATTGTGGAGGATTTAAATGGCAGCAATTAATTTATACAACGACACTTACAAAGAAGGTTTCTACCCTGTATTTTTGGGCGAACAGTTAGGTATTTTTGATTCTATTAACGTAACATACCCAGAAATGCATCGTCTGTACAAACTACAAAAACAGCAAGATTGGGATGAAAACGAAGTAAACTTAGATCAGACACGAAAAGATTTCGTAGCTTGTTCTAAAAGCAACTATGATGTTATGATCAAAAACCTATCTTTCCAATGGGAAAATGATTCACTTGCTAAATCAATCATCACTTTGTTTGCACCATTTTTAAGCAACAACGAAGCATGTGCAATGATGATGAAGCAATCAGAAATGGAAGTTTTACACGCTTTAACATATTCTGAAATTATTCGTCAGTGTATCCCTAATCCAAATGAAGTTATCGATCAGATCATGGAGAATGAAAGAATCTTCCAGAGGATGGGTATAGTTGAAGAGATAATGAGTGATCTGGCAGAGGCAGGACATAAATATGCTCTAGGTCTGATTGAGAAGGATGATAACCTTCGTCTACTGATCCTGAAAGGAATGATTGCACTTATCGGTCTGGAAGGTATTCAGTTCATCTCCTCTTTTGCTGCAACATTTGCCTTAGCAGAGCAGCAATTGTTTGTAGGTGCAGCTAAACTCATTCAAAAAATTATGTTGGATGAACTATTGCACGTTAAAATGGATTATGCTATTATTGATGCACTGCTGAAAGATCCTGTTTGGAGAAAAGTATACGAAGACAATATCGACGTTCTGACAGAAATTCTTGATACGGTAGTTGGACAAGAGGAAGATTGGTGTGACTATCTGTTTAGTGAAGGAAGGGTTATCGTTGGTGGTAACGCAGAGTTGTTCAAACTTTGGGTTTACTTCAATGCCGCGCCTATCTATCGCAGACTGAAAATGAAACACAAATTCCGTGCACCGAAGAAAAGTCCACTGCCTTGGATGGATGTTTGGTTAAACCCAGATCAAATTCAAGCAGCAGCACAGGAGATCCAAATTACAGCTTACAAACTGAATTCAGCAAATAAAGATGTAAGTGATGACGAGGAGTTAGACTTTTAATGAAACTACTTTGTGTTGGATTAATTTCTGACTTCAAAGACGTTTTCGAAAAGGGAGTCTCTTACGAGGCTTCCGAATTACAGAATGGTTTCTGTGATGTTTACGGCAAACGTTTAAAAAAGAATGGTGATCATTGGCTAGGAGTTATGTCTTGCGGTCATATCATAGTTAATGGTGTAGCCAAGTTTGAAATTATCAAAGGAGAAAAAGATGATTGATTTTGTTGATGTAGATATTAATTCTGACTTAACAGAAGATGAAGGTGGCGCTTTTGTGTGTTCAGATGGGGAAAATGTTTTACTCTGATGGTAGAAACTTATGATGGTATCACAGAAATTCTGTTAACAGAGAACGAGTTAAAACAGATGTTAGAAAAGATTGAGGAGCTTTAATAATGGATGATGTAAGTATTTGTCCTGTCTGTGGTGGCACTGGGAATTTTATTGTTAGTATGGAACAATTTATTCCTTGTTGGAATTGTAACGGTTTAGGTTTTGTTCATACGGAAGAAAAAGAAGAGGAGGAAGATAATGGGAACTAATATTGAATGGCGTATGTTACAGGGTGCGCCTTTTAATAAATGGGAAGAGGCTGTAGGAGAAGATCCTAGAATTGAAGAAGAATTTGATGGAGATTTTAACTGGTTCTTACAAGAAGGTCTTGATTTAAGTCGTATCTCTCCTTTCTATGACGCTGATGAATCTTATTGCATATATGGCATTTATTTAGAAGGTGGCGAAGGAAGTGTAGCTGTAGATTTTGAGCAACTAAATAAGAATGCAAAAGAAGCCTATGCACAACTTCTTGAAAAATATAACATTGAAACGGAAACTATTATTTCTCAACACGTTTGGTAAGGAGGATAGTAGAATGATGTTAGATCAACTGATCAATGCTCCTCGCGTAACAGTAAGTCCAAAAACATTTGCATCACTTTTAGAAGATGCTAGAGAGGTTTATAACTTTACTGAAGAAGAGCTTCCTGTTCCTGTTGAAAAAGGTTCCAGATGGTTGTTTTATGAAGGTATTATTTTTACTGAAGGGAATAATTGGAAGGAGACTAAATGAAATACTTAGTAACAGGTGGTTTAGGCTTTATTGGAAGTGCGGTAGTTCGTTTCCTGGCTAAAAATACTAAAAATGATATTTACGTTATAGATAAATGGGGTTACGCTTCAGACCCTAGAAATTTATCAGAAACACCCAATGTAAAGTTTTGTCGTGTTGACTTGACAAATGCGCAGTTAACTGCTAAGATTGTGGCAGATGTTAATCCAGATTATATAATGCATCTTGCAGCAGAAAGTCACGTAGATAATTCAATAGCATCACCGAGTGTTTTTATAAATTCAAATATTGTTGGGACATTTAATCTCCTAGAAGCTGTTCGTTTAATGGGAGATAAATCAAATCTTAAAATGTTCCATCATATTTCAACAGATGAAGTATATGGTGATATGGAAGAAGGGGATTATCCGTTTACAGAACAGAATCCTTATAAGCCAAGTAGTCCATATGCTGCATCTAAGGCAGCAAGCGATCATTTGGTAAGAGCGTGGCATCGTACTTATGGTATTCCGACAGTTATAACAAATTGTTCAAATAATTTTGGAGCATATCATCATCCAGAAAAACTAATACCTAAAACGATAACAAATATCTTGATGAATAAACCAATCCCTGTTTATGGCAATGGTCTTCAAGTAAGAGACTGGTTATACGTTGACGATCACGCAGAAGCATTACACCTAGTAGTAACTAAAGGCAAATCTGGAGAAACATATAATATTGGGAGCAGAAACCCTAGAACTAATATTGATGTAATCTATATGATTTGTGATTATATGGATGCGGTGTATCCATCTGAAACAGATGCTTGTAGCCTAATTGAGATGGTTACAGATAGACCTGGACATGATCTAAGATATGAAGTGAATCCTTATAAGATTGAAAAGGAATTAGGGTGGAAAGCTAAAGGCACATTTGAAGAAAAACTTTATTCAACCATTGATTGGTATGTAGATAACAAAGAGTGGTGGGAAAATAAAGTTTAAGGAGGAGTATGAAAGGTATTATCTTAGCAGGTGGTAGCGGAACAAGACTTTACCCAGTTACTAAAGGGGTTAGTAAACAACTATTACCAATTTACGATAAGCCTATGATTTATTATCCACTCTCTGTCCTAATGCTTTCTGGAATTAGGGAAATACTAATAATTACAACACCAGAAGATCAAATTAATTTTATAAATCTTTTAGGTGATGGTTCTTCTTTTGGTATTTCCCTACAGTATGCAGTACAGAACAGCCCAAAAGGTTTAGCAGAAGCATTTATTATTGGTGAGAACTTTATTGGTGAAGATTCTGTAGCACTTGTGCTAGGTGATAATTTATTCTTTGGTCAGAGTTTTGGTAGCATTTTAGATTCTGCTAAAGAACATATTGAGAAGAATGGTGGAGCTAATATTTTTGGGTATCACGTAAATGATCCTGAAAGATTTGGTGTTGTTGAGTTTGATTCTGAAGGTACAGTGGTGAGTATTGAAGAAAAACCAAAAGCACCAAAAAGCAACTATGCAATCACAGGCTTGTACTTTTACGATAATTCTGTTATACAGAAAGCTAAAAGCGTTAAACCTTCTGCTAGAGGGGAGTTAGAGATTACAGATATAAATGATATGTACTGGAAAGAAAAGGCTTTACGTGTCTGTAAACTAGGAAGAGGTTTCACTTGGCTGGATACAGGAATACATGAAAGTCTTATGGAAGCATCTCAATTTGTTCATGCAATAGAAAAGCAACAAGGTATGAAGGTTGCATGCCTGGAAGAGATTGCTTTTAAAAATGAATGGATTACTTTAGACTCTGTAAAAAGTTCTGGAGAGGTTTTAAGTAAAACAGACTACGGTAAGTATTTACTTAAATTAAAATAAAGGGGGAATTAAATGATTCAAGCAACAAAAATCGAAGATTTGTTGATCATTCAACCTGACGTTTACGGAGATGAACGTGGTTTTTTCTTAGAAAGTTTTAATCAGGCTTTATATGATCAATACATAGGTAAACAAAACTTTGTCCAGGATAACCACTCACGTTCTATTCGAGGAGTTCTACGTGGGCTTCATTTTCAAAAGAAAAACCCACAAGGGAAGTTAGTACGTTGTGTTCGTGGTGAAGTTTATGATGTTGCTGTAGATATTAGGGTTGGTAGTCCAACATTTGGAGAATGGGTAGGTGTTCTTTTATCTGAAAAGAATAAAACACAATTTTGGATTCCTCCTGGTTTCGCTCATGGCTTTGTTGTGATTAGCGATATTGCTGATTTTGAATATAAATGTACAGAATATTACGATCCGACTTCAGAGTGTAGTCTTGCGTGGAATGATCCAGATATCAATATAGATTGGGGTTTTGATTTAATCTTTAATGATATTAATTTTAAACCTATCTTGTCACAAAAAGATCAGGAAGCCAAAACACTAAAGGAGATCATATTTTGACAAAATTTTTAATCTTTGGTTCAAAAGGTCAATTAGGACAATCTTTGGCAAAAGTTGCACCAGAAGATGTTATTTTGATTGAAGCAAGTGATATAGACATTACCAACTTTAAAGATGTTATGAATAGTCTTGTACAGCACGTGCCTGATGTTGTTGTGAATTGTGCGGCTTACACGGCAGTAGATAAAGCTGAAGAAGATGTTAACACCTGTATAAATGTTAATGCATACGGTGCAACAAACATTGCCAAAGCATGTAATGATTTACTGATACAGTTTGTACATATTTCAACAGACTATGTTTTTGATGGACATGTTGCTGGCACAGAAGAGAGTAAAACAAACCCCTTGAACACCTACGGTTACAGTAAACAATTAGGTGAAACTTTAGTACAAGCAGTTTGTCCTACAGCACTTATTATTAGAACAGCTTCTGTTTATAGTGAATTTGGACATAACTTTTTGAAAACTATGTTGGAACGCTACAACGGTGGTCAAAAAGAATTTAATGTAGTATGTGATCATTTATCATGTCCTACTTATGCACCTGATCTTGCAGAAACAATTTTTAAACTTGTAAAAGATGGTGTAAATAGTAAAATTGTACACTATGCAGGTGCAGATTATATTTCTTGGTATGATTTTGCACGAAAGATATTTCTTGTTGTAGATTTGTCTGTTACAGTTAATCCTGTATCTGCTTCAACCTATAATTCCAAAGCAGTCAGACCAGCAACATCTTATTTAAAAACAGATCCTACTTTAAATCCGCGAAGTGTTGATAGCGGTATTGTAAGAACTTTAACTATACTTTTAAACAAGGAGTGAAAATGAATTTTATTATCTACGGTAAACCAAATTGTCCTTTCTGCACTAACGCTAAGATTCTACTAGAACAGCGTGAACAGGATTTTAAATACCTTACCTTAGATGAAGACTATTCTTTAGATCAGATTCAGAATCTGGTTTTAGAGAAAACAGGTGTTCTACCACGCACATTTCCTCAGATTTTTGTGGAAGATGGTGAACAGCTAACCCACGTAGGAGGTTTTTCTGAACTACGTGAATTCATGGCTCAGATTGCGGAGTAACAATATGAAAGGTAAACAGAAACGTAAGATCTTTTCTCGTGCTTTGGCAACAGAGCTTAAGTCCCAAACTAAAAAGACGAAGCCTAAACGTGAAATGTCTCCTGAACACCTACTGTTTCAAGAGCTAGATCATGGGGAGGGCGACTAATATAAGGAAAACATGGCTAAAGTAGTTGATGTGTTTGATATGTTACGTTTTGATGAAGGACTAAAGCTAACTGTATACACTGATACCGAAGGGTATTGGACAGTTGGTATTGGACACCTTCTGACAAAACTCAAAGATAAAGCAGAAGCTATACGCATTCTTGATAACTTAGTAGGTAGAAAAACCAATGGAGTTATTACTGAAGCGGAAGCTAGAAGAATCTTTGAGAGTGACGTAAAGAAAGCGATACAACAAATCCATTCAAGTGCCATATTATCTCCTATTTACGATAAAGTAAGTCCTAATCGTAAAATGGCTATTATTAATATGGTATTTCAAATGGGATTGAAAGGTGCAGAATCTTTCAAAAATAGCTTGACTTTAGTGAGTAATTCATATTATACTCAAGCCTCTATAAATTTACGTAAAAGTAAATGGTATCGCCAAACGCCTAATCGCGCAGAGCGTGTAATTCAGGTGCTTAAAACTGGAACATTAGACGCTTATAACTAAACAAAGGGGCGAAAGCCCCTTTTATAAGGAGTGCAAACATGGGAAATAAAACCGCAAAGGCTCGTCGTCAATCAGCAGCCAATGATGACAAACGTGCCAGTCGTTATGCGGCTAAAGCAGTAGGAAATGATGATTACCGTCTTGATGAATTTACCCCTGTTGGGAATCAAGAAGCTATTGTAAGAAGCATGGTTTGGAATGATTTAACCATTGTTAATGCCCCAGCAGGAACAGGAAAAACGACAACAGCACTATGGAAAGCATTGCAAATGCTTAAAGCTGGTGACTTCAGAAAGTTGATTTTCCTTAAAAACCCGACAGAAGTAGGTGATGACCAAATCGGTTTCTTATCTGGAGATAAGACTGATAAACTAGCAGCACACTACGAGTCAACTAAAAGAATTTTCCAACAGTTTATGACTGCAAATAAATTGGAAAACGATATTGCAAGTGGCAAAATTGAACTTAATATTCCGAACTATGCACTAGGTGCTACGTGGGATAACAGCATTATTCTTATTGATGAAGTTCAACTTATGTCACCAAACACAGTAAAACTTCTCCTTGAGCGAGCAGGTCTTAATACACGTATTGTCATTATGGGCGATGTTAATCAAACATATGCAATTAAACGAAGAGCTAACGGGTTAGGTGATTTGTTAGATCGTGTTGTTCCTATTAACGAAGAAGGAGAAAGGGAAGCTATTGTAGATTTTATTGGTTATGTTGAAATGACAACTGCTGATAACCAACGTTCCCGTTTGTCTCAGTTCATCACGGAAGTATATTAATAATTACAAGGCAAGGATGCCTATTATGGAGGTTAAATGACGCTAATTGAGATTGATCGCAATGGTATTGATGAATGCTATCAAGCTGGCTTAGTTAAGCCGAATGAGTTTAGACAGATTTATATTGACAAGATTGAAAAAGAAATATCTCTTCGTTTAGAGAACATGACAACTTTACAAAAAGTTCAGATGTTTTTTAGTTGGTTAAAAGGCGAGGATTGGCTAACTAAATATTACCAGGAATTAGCTGATAGTCAAGAAGGCTTGTTTGAGTGTATAATAAATGTAGCTGGGTCTAATTCAGAATTACTCCTGATTGATGAAGAAGATTCTAAACTTCTTTTTCTTAGCAGTATTTTTCACAAGAAATCTATGTTAGTAAGAAATTGCAGTGATTTACTAAATCATCCACTAACAAGAACTAATAAAATTCTTGTGGATAAAGAAACACTAAGAGCTATTGATTACCTCCGTAAATATGTAAGCGGTGGTAAAGCAGTCCTTAAAACACTACAGGAGGAAGTACAATGACAACAATTATTGCAACACGTAACAAAATTCTGTCTGACGGTAAAGTAACAGTAGGTAGTCGTGTAGACACTTTAAATTTCAAGAAAGTGCGTAAAATTGGGGACTACCTTGTTGGTGGTGCAGGACGTCTGTCTTCTATCCTGACTTTCTTTTCTTGGTTCGAACAAAACTTACAATGCCAAGCAGCACAAGAGACAATCCCAGGTTTGGTGATCCAGTCCGATCCTGATAAAGAAGATGAAGAGTTTGTGGCATTGGTTGTTCACCCAGACGGTAAAATTTATATGCACGAGGGTAATAATCCAACGCGAGCATATCCTTTAACTGAAGATTACTATGCTGTTGGTAGTGGGGCAGATTTTGCTTTAGCAGCTTTAGACGCTGGGGCAACCCCAGAAGAAGCAATGGAAGTTGCAAAACTACGAGATGCTTTTTCAGGGGGTGAAACTTTTGTTGAAGAGATCGAAGAACAACTGGAGCTAACAGCGGAAGATATTCTGAACTTCAGCAAGGAGCAACTAATTAGTATGCTGTTGACTGGTGATCCTGATAGTGATGAAGCTGAAAGTATTTTAGCAGAAATGAAAGAATCACAAGAAAAAGTATTGACAGTCTCTGAAAAACTTGATAAAGTATCCTCTGATAATTAATCTAACACAAACCCCCTCAAGGGGGTTTATTAGGAGGAGATATGTTACCAGTACCTGTAACCTTTGTAGAAAAAGCCTACTACTCTTTAGAACAAAACTGTAAAAGAGCTAAAAATTTTATTGAAAGTTTAGCAGAACAGCGTTACACTGTATCTAAAAAGGGATGGTTCAGAACTTCACAATATTCAGTCAACCCTTTCGGAGAAGTTCGTGTGCTGTATGGCAACACAGAAAATATCTTAGAAAGAATGTTAGAACTAGATAGGATCTCCTCCTGTGATTATCAACTGTTGAAATTTTACGATTTGTCAGAAAACTTTAAAAACTTTCTTGACGATTTATGTAAACGAAAAACAGAAGAAGATACAATACCAGTATCTATGGAAGAATTAACGTTCTTAAGAGATATTATGGTTTTTGAAGAAGACCCTGAAATCACAAAAGAGGAGATTTTAAGTAGTGGCAAATAAGTATGATCGTCCACCAACTGATTACTATCCTACTCCACAAAAATGTATAAATGCATTATTTAGTGTAATAGATTTTAATAACCTTAAAGAAGAAGGTTTTATTTTTGCAGAACCGTGTAAAGGCGCTGCTGCTGCAATTTATCAACATTTTCCAGAAGGATCAGAATATTGTGAGTTAGAAGAAGGGAAAGATTATTTTAACCATGAATGGCATACTAAGCCGGATATTATAATCACAAATCCCCCATTCAAACTTGCACTTGAGTTCTTGCAAAAGAGCTTAAAAGAAGCAGACGTTTGCATATACTTGTTGCGTCTTGGGTTCCTAGAGTCTATTAAACGAAGGGAATTCCATAAACAGAATCCACCAACAAATTTGATTGTTCTTTCTGAACGACCATCTTTTGTTGCAGGTGGTACTGATAAGACAGCATATGCTTGGTACGTCTACGACCCAAAAAACAGGCTGGGTTTAACTCAACCTTTCTATTTTGTTTAAGAGGAGCATTTTTATGACCGAGAAATTTATTGTTACTATGGAACTCACCTTTGATGAAGAAGATTTTGATCTTCATGTATCAACTAAAGCAGATAACATTCATACAACACAGAGTGTTGCAATCGCTATGTTCTTTAAACAAGCTATTGCAAAACAAGCTGAAGTATGTGCTGGTTTAGCTGTAGAGTATGCAGAAGTTGTCAAGGTTCTTGAAAGTGCTCGTAACGGCGATTGGGATGAATAATGGCATACAATTACTATCTGGTATATTTTAACGAAACTAAGAAAAAAGACACAGGAACTAATGTTTATGCGGAATCCGAAGAACACGCAAAAGCTATTGGTTCAGTGCTTCTTTCTAGAATAGCAGGTGAAGAAATCCCTGTAGAGGCTATCTTTGCAGAAGTTGATCCTGATATTCAAGAAGATGATATTACCACTACTTAACTGTTGACTTTAACGTTAAGGTAGTGCATACTTCCTGTAACAGAACAGGAGGGTATTATGAAGTTTGTACTGTATCATCGACTTTCTAAGAAGAAACAACAAGGCAACCAGTATGGTATAGAATCACAGGAAGCAGATATCCAACGCTTCCTGGATTCACAAGAAAATTATACTATTGTAGGTAGCTTTGCAGAGTTTTATTCTGGTAAAGGCGATTGGAAGCAACGTAGAGAGCTTGTAAAAGCTGTTAATCTTTGCAAAGAAACAGGTGCTACACTTGTTGTTGCTAAGGTTGACCGTCTTGGACGTAACACAGCTTCTGTTGCAACCTTGTTAGAGATGATTAATGTACGAATAGCAACTATGCCCTCCGCTGAAAATATGATAATAAATATTTTAGCAGTTCTGGCAGAAGAAGAGGCTCGTGCAATATCTGATCGTGTTAAGAAGAGCCTTAAAGTAGCAAAAGCGAAGGGAACGCTTCTTGGTGCAGCAAACCCTAAATACAAAAGAACAGATTATACGAAAACGGAAGAAGCAAAACGCTCAAAAGAGTTTGCGCTTTCTTTAAAAGATTCTTTAGTTGCATACAGAGCTTGTAAAACGCCATATATGACGATTGCAAAACATCTGAATGAATCAGGAAAGAGAACTATTCGTGGGAGTTTGTTCGATGCCAAAGCGGTACAACGTCTTTGTGCAAAATTGAATATTAAATAAGGAGGAAACATGGCAGTTCAATCTTTTGAGGAGACTGTTAAAAAACAATTCCTATCGAAGCGAGCGATGGTTGAATTTTTGCATTTTCTCGAAGTAGATAGGGTACTTATTGAGACTACACCAGATGGTAACTGGCAAGTCTCGTATATTGCCACCAGGCATATCGTAGACAGTACGAAAGAAGAAAGTTCGGAAGTTACGGTTGCTAGTTAAAGGAGTTAAATATGCGTTTAGCTTTTAACGGGAAGATAAGCACAGCAAACATATTGTCAGCAGTAGGATTATTAGGTAAAAAATTCACACCTTTCAGTTTACCAGTTTGTGTAGATTTTGATCATGTGTTTGATATTAATAATCCTTCACGTTGTATCGCCAGAAGTAATATTGATAACCCAAGTGAAAATCTGTTTTATATTACTAAACCATCCCAAGCAATTTTGAATCAATGGGAAGCAGGTCTGATTAAACCAGGTAAATATTTTGCATTACTACCTTGTAAATCATTGGCTATAGAGGACAGTCTAAACTATGCAAACAATCTTATTGTTACAGCATTCATTGTCTCAGAAAAAGAAGAAACTGCGGCACTTGCAAACACTGTTAAATCTTTGTATGATGCTTTGGGTGTTACTTACACTACCTTCGTTTGTGAAGATATTCCACATTGCGTTGAATTCGTGGTGAATGGTGTAACTGTATGTCGTGTAGAAACAACTCAAGACGAAGACGTTTTTATTACTGTAGCCGATGTAATATCTGAACCTGTGTTTAGTTACGCAGTTTCATTAACACATTAAGGAGAAGGGGATGAAAATAACGACAGAACAGGCTTTAATAAACAAAGGAAGGGAAATCTTAGAAAGTCATTTGGAGGATATTCAAAGGACTCCAGGGTATCTCGGCTGGCGTATACAAGAAGCCGTCGATTTTCTACCCCGTAAAAATAAAGAGATTGAAGTAAGATCTCTATTCCTCCTTGTTAAAGTAGATGGTGACGCTATATACAAAGATGTAGCGTCTCACATTGAACAAATAGAAGAAAAAGCCTACAAAGAATTTGCAGATCTTGTTGTAGAACATAATATAGAAGGTAAAGTTAATATCTTTATACTTATGGATTTTGAGGAGAGTTGATGCTAGTATATCAAGAAATTAGTGTAAAAGATGATCAAGACCTGTTTATTATTGGTGATTTACATGGTTGTTTTGATTTGTACCAGAAAGGTGTTAATACTTTAGGTATCCGAGATCAAGATGTTGTTGTATCTTTAGGAGATCTTACAGATCGCGGTAAGCAGAATTTTCGTTGTGTTGTTGAATTCACCAGAAAGCTAAATCGTTATGGTATTCGTGGAAATCATGAAGATATGATGATTAAAGGGTTGCTAGAAGGTGATAGACGATATTACGAATGTTGGTTTCAGAACGGAGGCCATACAGTTCTAGACGAGTGTGGAGAAGAGGGTGCAACTGCTCTTGCTTTGATGCTAGAAGATTTACCTGTTGTACTTGTTGTCAATTATCGTGATATGAAACTAGGCTTTATTCACGGTGGGTATCCTTCAGTTTTGGAACATTTACCAGTGACAGAAGTTTTGCCATTTTGTTTGAATATGAATAAAGAGCAAGTATCTCGATTCACAGAATCTTTAATGTGGGATCGTGATATGATAGATTGCGCCCTTCAAGGGATTCTTCTTCCTAGAGTTTCAGGAGTAGATTATGTATTTCACGGGCATTCTTATGTTCCTAAACCTGTAATTAGCAGTAATAGGGTATATATGGATACAGGATCTTGCTTCAATGGTAATTTAACCTTTGCATATTTTGATGATTCAAATACGTTACAATTTTATTCTACTTTAGAGGAGGACTAATGTATAAAATCACAATTAAAGAAACAGTAGGAGAACTTACGAAAGAAACTACTATTGAGACGGAAGATGTTGAGTTGGTCAAAGAGCTTTTATTTCCAAAACCAGAAATAAAAGATAATGATGAACAGTTAGATGAAGATAATGAGACAGCAAGGGATAAATGGAAGAAACAACTAGCGGAGATTTGGAAAAAGCCTGAAGTAACTCCTCCATTTGATCCTCGTAGACCTTATAATCCTTGGGAAATTGGAAGCCCTTGGTTTACGTACCCTATTACTCCAATTGTTAATCCAATTGTTACTCCCAATATTACTTGTTAAGGAGAAAACCATGAGCGATTTATTCTACACAGGTGTTGGTAGCAGAGATATTACAGACGAAGAATGGGGTACTATGGTATCTGTTGCAAAATGGTTATCTACATGGTTCATTTTGCGATCTGGTAAAGCAGAAGGTGCAGATTCCGCATTTGAATGCGGGGTGTATGATAGTGGGAACAATACAAAGAAAGAAATATACATCCCTTGGCTCTCGTTTAAAGGTAATGAAATAGAGGGAGAGGTTATTGTTCTTGACAGACCAGATAGTGTAAACTATGCTTTAACCTTGCAATATGCAAAAGAATTGCATCCAGCTTGGGACAGATTATCTCAAGGTGCTAAAAAATTGCATCAAAGAAATATCCACCAAGTTCTTGGAAGAGATCTTGAGAATCCAAAACCATCTTGTTTTCTTTTAGCTTGTGCAAATACAGATAAAAATGGAGATCCTTTAGGTGGTACAAGAACAGCTTGGATGTTGGCTAAAAAGTTTAATGTTCCTTGTTTTAATATTCGAGGTAAAAGTAAAAAACAAATTTTCGAATTTATTAAGCCTATCTTAGAGGAGAATGGTCTTGTCCAGAAATAATATAAGCGTCATTAAAGATAGTTTTATTGATGTAACAAACGATATTGTACCTACAATACAATATATAGTTGAGGTACAAGGTTTAAACTTTATACGTGATAAAGTTAAGATTGTTTTTCATAACACTCCAGGTTTTGTAACAGTAGGTTCAACAAAAACGCCGTGCTCTACAGATCTGATTACTTTAGACAAAAACTTAACACAAGAAGAAGTAGAAATTCTTAACCTCTATTGGCTAGGTTTTAAAAGATATGAGGATACAGCTTTATCCCGAATGTCAACTATTTTAGCTAACATCCTGGTTCGGAAAATTTCTAAACTATGGGATGAAGAAAACCCAGATGAAATAGTTTTACACTTTGCTAAACCGGAAGACGGGGCATATGATATAGACACATCTGAAATGGCTTATGGATTTATTATTTCTGGTAATGTATTACAGATGGAATCTTTATTGTATGTTGAGACAGTAAAACACAATAACAATTACGAGGAGGTTGTATGAAAGGTTTAGAGTTTAACTTTGTAGATGCGTGGGAAGGATGGGATGAACTAGGAGTAGGGGATTTATGTTTTTATGATGTTACCTTGAAGAAAGAATACAAACATCTAGCTCCTAGTGAAGATTGCGATGTGATTCTATCTATTCTATTAAGTCAGTCTATAGTGCAATTTGATTTTCTAAAAGGTAGTGAGTGTATTGAAAGTAAAGCATTCCGTTTAGAAGTTTCTCTTGGTGAAGAAGTTCCTGTAGAATAATATAAACCCGCTTCGGCGGGTTTTTTGTTGACAACACCAGTTTTTTCAAATAAACTACAGAAAAACAGAAGAGGAGAAGATTAGCATGTACTATAGTGACTATTTTGTAAACCCAACAAAAGAACAACTTCAATCAGCAGTGGATAAGATGCAGATTGTAGTTAAAGAATGTGAGAAAATAAGAAAACAACTACAAGAGGAGACTGTTGTTGTTAATAAATGGTTTGGTCTTAGGAAGAAAGTTGTTAGTAAACACAATATCATCCTTGAAAAAGCAAAAACGACAGGAACTAGTTACGCCTTACAAGCCTTGTTACTAAATTACATTGATATAGAACAACATTCTCTTCTGCACTGTTGGCTTAACAGCCCTGGTATTGAGGATCTCTTGTTCTGGTTATCGTGTGAATCTGTACTTTTAAATGAGAATGAGGCTTACCGTTTAAACTTCTGCCTCAAGGTAGAGTTACCAGCTAGTGTTAAGGAGAAGAAGCAATAATGAAAGTTTTAAGTCTTTTTGATGGTATGTCAGGAGGAATGCTTGCACTAAAAAGCGCAGGTATTGAAGTAGATAAGTATTATGCTTCAGAATTAGACAAATTCGCCATAGCTGAAAGCCAAGCAAATTTTCCAGATATTATTCAGTTAGGGGATGTTACAAAATGGAGAGAATGGGATATCCCGTGGGGAGAAATTGATCTTTTGTTAGGTGGTAGCCCGTGCCAAGGCTTCTCTTCTTCTGGTAAGGGTTTGAACTTTCAAGATCCGCGATCTAAACTGTTCTTTGAATATGTTGAAATTCTTGAACATATTAAAAAGTTTAACCCTAATGTTAAGTTCATGCTTGAGAACGTTAAGATGAAGGTGGAGTGGGAAAACGTGATCACAAGTTACTTAGGTGTTGATCCCGTGTTCATTAACTCCGCAGATTTCACAGCACAGAATAGACAACGTTTATACTGGTGCAACTGGGAAATAAAACCTTGGGATATTACCAATGAAGTGTTGCAAGATATCATTGAAGATGATAGTATTGTAGACAGAGATAAGGCTTATTGCATAGATGCAAATTATGCCAAAGGTGGTAATATAGAACAGTATTTTGAAAAGAGTCGCAGACAACTGGTTTTTTATCCAGCAGCAATATATGGGCGTAGAATTAATGAGAATGGCAAACGTAGTACATCTAAAACTGATCGTTTGGTACATTGTTTGGAAGTTCAGGATAGTGAAAAAACTCGTTGCCTCACGACTGTGCCGAAAGACGTACTATTAGCTTACATTCCACCTGGAAGATATTTAGATGCTTTTGAAAAATTGAGTGAAGGCGTACATTATAGAAAGTTAACCGTTAAAGAGTGTTGCCGTTTGCAAGGTGTGCCAGATGATTACTTTAAAGTGAGTAGTAACACACAAGCATATAAGATGTTAGGTAACGGTTGGACTATACCTGTCATTGCACATATTCTTAAATGTATGGAGGAATAGTGGAAACATTGTGGAAAGGCTGGAAGACTGCTCTGATAGCTTTTATAATTCCATTAACTTTTCTTGGTTGGTGTTTTTGGGAATTTATCTTTTGGTTAATTTCCCATATACATTGGGGGTAATATGACTCAAAAAGTTGCATATCAAGTAGATCGTGAAGATGGTGAAGGTAGTGTTGTAGTTTTTGATACACATGGTCTTGCAGCAAGACGCAAAGGTGCTTGTCTACTGGACATTGGTGGTGAAGATGAATACTGCACTGTACGTAGAGTAAAAGAATTTGATCAATATGCTGAAAAAGGTTTTGTACCCGTGAAAGCACTATTAGAAGCTGGATGGTGGATACCTAGTGCACATGATTATGATATTTTGGAAGATACAGATGAATTCAACAGTGAAGATTTTGTTTTTTCTCTGGATGAAAAATGCGTTTGGAAAAACTGGGATGAAATGGAACGCCATGCTTATTTTATAAACGAAGCGTTAGATCGTAAAACTTGGTTTGAAAATACAGTTAAAGCAGCGTATCCTCAATTTACTTTTACACAGTTTTGGGGTGGCCCACATCATATTACTCATACAGCATATTTCGAGTTCCCAGGTTCACGTTATAAAGGTACTGTTTATTGGGATTGGGACGAGGACAAAGAACCTTCTGCTCAAGACTTCCGTTGCTATGTTTGTCAAGGTGATCAAGAAGCCCTTGACAAGTACCTTAAAAGTCTGGTATAATCCATAAAACTTAACCAAAGCCCCAATCAGGGGCTTTATTTGTGTGGAGGATATATGGGTTTTGATGATATGTTATTATATGAGGAGGCTTGTGTGAAAGAAGCTATGGCTTTACCAGTTTTATCTATTGATATTACAACAGTAGACACTTTTTCAGATTGTGAAACGTGTGGATCGTATTCAAGTATTGTACATGTGGTCTGTGGGGATTTAGGCACTTACGAAGATGGAGATTATGCAAGTTGTTTAGGTGATAATCGAGATGGTGAAGTGGCGAATGTTGCAAACTGGATTGCTTCTAAGTTAAAAGAAAGAAATCGTCCGTTCCCTAATCTTCTTACACCAGAAGCTATGCTTAAAGCTGAACAAGAGATGTATGATTATGGTTATAAAGTAGATTATGACTATAATGATCCTAAATATAAAAAATTGAGTGACAAGTATTGGGAACTAGCTAATGCTTATGATAAATACTACTCTACAGAAAACATTGTTAAATTGTTTTTAGATTTTGGAGTAGAAATTAATTGGGATTTCGAAGAGGAAGAGCGTTACGACGCATCTTCTTGGGATGATGATTACTAAGAGGATATTGAATGCGAAGAGTAATTTTTGTTAGTGGCGCAGGTTTAAGTGCAGACAGTGGGATTCGAACGTTCCGAACAGACACAGATAGTGGTCGTGCCTTATGGGAAGAATATGACTTAGAAGAGGTCTGCGATATTGGAGCTTTCCAAGCAGGTTATCGTGTGAGAACATCTCCAGATCTTCCAGTGGTCGGTGGTGTAGACGAGAACGGTATGGACTTGTATGCCAAAACACACGAATTTTATAACAAAAGACGTGTTGAGCTTAAAGATGTACAACCTAATGCTGCACATATTCAAATAGCAAAGTGGTTTAAGGAATATCCTAACCAAGTAGTAAACTTGACAACAAACGTTGATGATCTACTAGAGCGAGCAGGTGTGGACAGGGATTCTGTTATTCACGTGCACGGGTATCTTCCTGAAGTAGTTTACCGTATGCATCCTGGAGATTACAAAACACTGGTAGATATTGGTTACAATAGTATAAACATAGATGATTATAACTGGGTGAAGCCTAATGTTGTATTTTTTGGTGAGGCTGCACCTTTGTATGCAGATATGGCTCACTTGTTTGATACTTTGACCATGCAAGATTTGGTTGTTGTAGTAGGATGTTCAAACCAAGTTATCAATTTTAATTGGGAATTATTCCCTGCACTTAATATGGGTACAAAAATGATTGTTGTTAACCCAGGAATTAATTACGAAGAAACTCTTCTTTACGAAGATAGAGGAGTCTTTGTTTACAGAGAAAAGGCAGCAGATGCTTTTAGCAATCCTGCTTTCATAAAAATGATAGAAGATCATTTGACTAAGTAACTTGACCAAGGGGCGAAAGCCCCTTTTCTTATAGGAGAATATTATGACCACAGAACAAATCGTTAAAGACCATTTTATGATGCACTACGTTTATTACTTCAATAATAATCAACAGAAAGGTGAGGGATTTTGTTATCTATCCGCACAACAAGGTTTTGGTATCCGTCAAGCAGATATTAACGGGGCAGTGGCTGGAATCACAAAAGGCTTGGTTGCAAACCTTAAAGATAATGTTGTTGTTGTCCCAACGTGCATCTCTTATCTCTCAACCTGCCCTGAAGAAGATTTTATGCATTCTTAAAACCTCCTGTAACGCATTCTAACGCACTTTTTATTTTAGTAATACGTTTCCCTATCTAATGCAAACAAAAGCCCCTAGAAGCGATTCTAGGGGCTTTATTTTAGTCTTCTGTAAAATATCCTATGACAACAATGATAAAGATGATTAACACTACGATACTCTCTAATAAAGTCATCTACAGATCTCGTTCATATAGTTCAATTATCAATTCATCCTCTGCTGTTATCGTACCAATTTGCCAAGTGTGAAGATAAACCTCTGTATAAGAGTGTATCTTACTATCTAACAAGCACAACCACGTATTGTTGCTTACCTTTTCTTGAATATGAACCTTAACCACGAAAGGGTGAGGGTTATCTACTAAGAAACCAATACTACCTTCTACAACTACAGACATAATACCTCCTATTGTTTATGCTAAGACAAATAAAAACACACATACAAGAAAACCCGCCGAAGCGGGTTTATGTGTTATACAATGTGTTTTGTTTTAACGTGCGAAGATTTAAAAATCTTATTATGTAATGAAATACAACTATCACGGAACACATAGTAGTTAACAACATCTGGTTTATCAACACAGAGTGTAGCCACAACTTTCATAGGTATAGATACATTCTCACGAAGAGTAACACTACCTTTCAAACGTTCAGATGAAATGTGAATCAAACCTTCTTTTTCATCAATGATAACTTCTTTAACATTTTTGAAATTATAACAAGAGTTGTCAACATAAGATACCCTTGCTTTTGTTTGCTTCTGTTTAGGACGAGAACCAGTGTTTATTTTTTGCATAGTTTTCCTTATTTGCTTTCACGAGCAAAATAATAATTTTCATATTCATTACGTGTAACGATTTCTGGATGATCAGGTTCACCGTAACTAAGTTTAATTTCAGGATACACTTTGGTGTTGAATAGACACGTAACACCTCTCATATAATATCCTGTAGGACTTAAAACAACATCATCTTCACTTACACTTGAGAATTTTATTTCACCATTAGTATCTTTGACGACAATAAGAGCATGTTCAGGCCAATCAAGATTCTCTTCTTTCAGTTTTTCATAAACTTCTTGCACCTGGAATGAGTTCTAAAATTTTAGAGGATATAGCAATAGTATCTTCATCCAGTACATATTCTCCAGGTAACAATCTTAATGTTATTGGAAAATCTACGGATGCCAAACCAGAGAACATCCCATCATTAAGAAGAACAACTTCTAAACCGTTACCTTCTTGTTGTGCATTATGCACTTTTTCCGGTAAGAAGTCAATACATTGATTTAAAATTTCCACATTTAATTCTACACCAGTACGAGCTTTATAAACTCTAGCCAAATCTATGATCCGAGGATCAATACTGGCGTAAGGAGATTCTAGGTGTTTTGGGTCAATAGGAGCAACGCGCAATTTACCATCGAGAGATATCCACGTTACTATCCACATTTCACCAACCCCAGGTTGATCTCGCGCAGTAAGGAATTCTACTAATGCTCCAGGATTAGGCATTATGTAATCTTGTGTGATCAACATGTTCTTCACTCGCAAAAGCATTCCTGGCTTTAGTAAGCCCTTCTCACCACTCCAATATTCTTTCATTTTTACTCCTGATTTAATGTCGTAGTTCACTAAACTTACAAACAAAGTGAACGTTAAGAAAAGTTAGTTTTCGATCTGGTGTAAACTCTGTTACTGTTTTATACACCTGTGCAATACCGAACCTGTTGACAGCAGGTACTGATAGTTGGCTTATACATTTCATAGCTGATAGTTTTGCCTCTTCTTCAGATGCAAAATAAGTAAACATACCTTCTTCGTCAACTATAATTTCTTGTGTAACACAATCTACAAAACAAAAGAAAACATTAGGTAATTTTTCCGACATATTAGTTGTTCCTGTACTTAGAGAACAAGGTATTGACTAACCAGTCAGCAAACAGTAATCCAAGTGTACCAATACCGTAACCGATAAGCATAATGTAAGGCACTGCCTTATTTTCATTACCTGTCATTACTTCAGGAAAAATCAAAAATACAATACCGTTACCAACGATAATCCAGAACATAAGAAACACAAACATACGAAGCAACATTGTCATATTATTCTTCCTCCTTCACTTCTTCAACTTTACGAAGCATACGTTTATCAAATGTAGCTTTCTGTAGTTGTTCATTAACATCAAACCATACCACTTCGCAAGTATCATAAGTAGATACCATTACAGTCATTAACATTTCTTCACTGGCAAGACGTACAATATCACCTGTTTTAATATTTACCATAACTCCTCCAGAAGTTTACCAAGTTTAGTTTTAAATTCATTATCCCACGCTATACGAACTATGTCAAGATCACCTTGTGCATTACGTTTTGTATCTAAGTAGTAACCACCATGCTCATAGCGGTGTTTTATATGCTCAATCAGACGTTCTTTACCACTCTTGGATAAATAGTCATCAAATTCCCCATTGAAAAGGTCTAAGATTGTTTGTCTATTATCTCCTAGTTGGGTGATTCTAAAACTAATCAAAGATCCCTGTAAACCTATATCTGTTTGTTTAAGACAAAACCCATGACCAAAGCCGCCTGTAACTATAACAAGCGGTTTTCCTGTGATAGAGCTTTTAATAACGTCTTGCTTAGGTTCTACCAAAGATGTTAGAAACTCTTTTAACCATTTGAACATAAACTCTCCTGTGTGGCGTGGCTTTGCCTAAGCGCCGAAGGCGCGGATCAAATATAAGCTGAATTTATTACGCCCAGGTAGCCAGGGCGCATAAATATCAGAAATTTACCATCGAATAACTATTCGAGTAAAGTTTTCATCGTAATGAGATGTTTCTGTATCAATAAAAGTTGAAAAACCTTCAGCATCCAAGCTAACTTTTACAAAAGTTGGATAAAGCGTGTATATAGCAGCTTCTCTGTCTCCATCTTTAGCTGCTCTTTCAATATACGCGTAGACGTTTTGTAAACTCTCTTTTGCTTTGTTAAGTTCTGCGTTTTCTGCCAGTTCTCTCATTTTATCTGCTACAGTCATTTGTCAGTATCCTTTTCAATAAATCCTGTGGTTTTACAAGGCACACATTCATACATTTGTCCAACATCTGCAACTACCCAACCCATTCCATTGCAATAAGGACAGATTGTTTTGTTCTCTTTAGCATACACAGCCAGAAGTCTTTCTTCTAGCTTGTTGTAATCAGCAAGAAGAACATAGTCTCCTTCTGGATCTGGTACAATATCACATTGACCAGCAGCACCTTGGCTGTACACCTCTAAACCATATCGTGTAACCATTATTCCCACTCCGCGATCAGTTTTGGATTTTCTGCACGAGAATAGAATGTTGTAATGTCACCGTAAGTGTACTCTTGTTCCGACAGTTTTACAAGAGAGATCATTTCACGATCTGGAGTACCAGGAATCCAATCAAATACGGCAACGCCACGTGGTGTTACATAGAAACCAGATGTATTACCCGTAAACTTATCTTTTCCTTTATATAATTTGTACACTTTCTACTCCTCATAGATAGAATCTATTAAAAACCTGCTATCAATCGGTATAAACAGTTTTACTTTTCGTAAAAAACATGCTACCCTAATCTTATATACCGAGCGATAGCGAGGTAGAGAATATTCCATGTTATACATGGAAAGAGTATATGTAATGTTACTAACTCTATAACTAACTATATACTCTTTATATCTTACTTACTACTCTTACTGAAGTTCAAAGATATCCCCATCTCCATCATATCCATACTCTAACTCTCCTGTATCATATAATACAATAAAGTCTGTATCATCTTCAATAAAAGATTTAGCATAGTCTACTAACTCTTCATTATCTTCATAACCTTCCAGGTACTCAATACGACCATTGATACATTTAGCTGCAACAACTCCTGGGCCATTGCTTGGAGTCCACTCACTGTATACTCGCATCCCTAATTGTTTAATCATTGTTTGTCTCCTCATAATCAATGTAATTGTAACACTTATTCTTTAAGAAATCTTCTGCTTGTTTATTGTGTTTTAGAATGATGCACTTCTCTTTATTCTGTTCTACATCATTATGTAGATTGTATAAGTTAGATGCACCATACAGAATACCAATTAACAAAAGCAAAAAGATTGCTGTTGATAACAAAAATTGTTGCAACTTGTTTACAGACTTCATAAACCCTCCTTATCGTTAGTACACATTGATACTAACAAGAAGTTAAGATCGTGTCAACATCTTTGTGTTAATTTTATCCACTGTTCACATTCTTCTTTTGTGTCGTACTCTACAGGCTTTCCTGTATCATTTCCACAACCATCTCCGAACGTAGCCCACCAGGAGAATAGAAAACAAGTTTCTCTTACTCTCCACTTATTGGCATAAGGTACAACATAATAACTCATAAGATTGTGATCCTTAGTTCATTTTCTAAGGTATGTCTCACATATTCTTTGAAATTGTTATCAATATAAACCACACGTACTCCATGAGGTGTTTCTTTACATTCAAACACATTATATACAGTGTCAGATAAGACATGTTGTACGTTTACTTGTCCAATACCATCTTTAACCACAACCATTACTTTCAGTAAACTTGTATGGTTTTTAACTTCATCTTCTACGTATGCTACAACATCTTTGATATTCATCGTTTCTCCTGTTTAAGTACGATATAAGATTGACGAGATTTCCATCGTCCGATCTTAACAAGACAAATAATGCCTCTCTTTAACAGATATTTCATATCTTCGTCATAAGCTGTTTGCAATTGCCACTTACTGTTAACAGGAAGAGAACCATGTACCCTTAAATGAGCTAACAGATACTTTCTTCGCTCCTTCCCATAAGGCAGATATTGCCATTCTTTCTTTGATACAGGTTCATGTACTTTACGATGCCAGTAAGTAAGGTGTCTTCTTTTATGTAAACCCCTATTCCTTACCATTATACCTCTACCTCCGTTACCCCAGGATCTCTAGTCCAGGTGTAGTAGAGCATACCATCTTCTTTCAGTGCAATGCGATCACTTTCGTCTCGAAGATATAGGTCACATACTACGCGGAGTTGCGGATCTGATCCGAGTAGTTCTGAAACAATAAGGTCATCACCGCTCATACGAGCAACAATCACTGCATATTGACCAGTATCTGCATCAAAAATTGGTTGTCCGATGTTTAATTGCATTGTGTTGTCTCCTTATTCAGTACGTTGTTTTGTGCTGCGCACCAGCACTCATAAAAACCTTGGGTTAATGGCATAGTGTAGTTTCCAGAAGGATCTCTTTCGAGATCCCCATCTGCATAACAACCACTACCTAAGAACCATTTTTCAAAATCGGATAAATCATCCCAATCTACACTATTTTTCATATTATACTGTCTTATACCCGACAATAGCAACCTGATTCGTAGGCTTCCAACGACCAATAATCTCACCAGAAATCTCTGTGCTATCATTTATGTATTGGTAATGGGTATCATCATGATTAACCCACGCCATAACGTCAAGGGTAGGGGTTTTGACGTGTACCAGTAGTGTAGCCCATTCTGGGGCTTCTTTAATATCCACAGAATCTTGCCAATCTTCTTCGATGTGCCAAGTAGGTTCACCATCAACATCTGTAACGAAGAAACGAGCTTTCATACGTTTAAAGAACATTGGTGTATACCCATGATCGCACTCTGGGATGAAATCATCCATCGTCTCGTCATAGGTGAAATATTGTCCATCTTTGTAATGAAAAGATGCACAAAATAGTTCATTACGAGCAGGAACATGCCATACAGCTACAAAACTACGACCATGTGGATAATGTTTAACCTCTTGCATAGTTTTCTCCTTATTTTTATTCAAAAGAATCAATTCGATTTTGTTCTATGTCAATTGCAGCATCTAAGATAAGTTTTAATGCTTCAAATTGTAAGTCTTCCTCTAAAGAGAAGACATATAAAACAACAGATTCCAAGTAAGACAGCACTCCAAGACTAAGCGTTGCAATCTCTACTCCTGCATCGGAGAAGCCTGTTTGCAAAACTTCTTTGAAGAAACGTTGTTTGTCAACAATAGCAGATAAAATAAGCGTTTTACGCTCGTCTGCTGATCGTACTGTGCAGTATATGTTGCTAAAAGAATCTAGCCACATTTTGATCATACCTTGTCGGTACATAAGGATTTCAATATCAGCCAACATATTATTTCTCCTCTGGAGAAAGGTTTGCATTAACTTGATAGTAAAAATCAAAATCCTTGTGTTGATCGCACCATTCTTGAGCTTCTTTAAATGACGCAAATTGCATAGTGAATGTTGCCATCCACGTATTCATACTTTTATTGAACTTGTCGATAAAAAATGTTTGCATTATTCCTCCCATTTGATCCAAAGGCAGTATTCTGGAACATAAACCTCCTTCCCTTTGTTATTTACAAAGGTGTACTCCACAAATTCTGCTTTATATGTTTTGTTATATTCCTGTGCTGCTGGCACAGGACATTTTGTAATGCGCGTTTCAGTCCAACGGCGGTGTATAACCGCCTTGTTCTTTGGATCAAACGGATGTATAAAGTGTGTTTTACTCATGCGCCATTTCCACAAGATTTTTAATCATAGTTTCTCGACAGAGATTCCACATGTCTGAAGCAACCATAGAGGCATATTCATCGGGGTTGGATTCTGGTAAAATCTCTTTAACTGCTTCTGGTGTTGGGCTGCACATAGCAGGTAGTGCTTTAAGTGCATCTTCAATAGAGAGCTTCTTACCTTCACTGTAAATAACTTCGTAAGCATAGTCATTTACATCTTCTGGAATATCTTGATCCAGGTAACGCACAGTAGAGTTATGCATTTTGTTCATAGCTTCACTAACACCAGCGCCACAAAGCTGTGCAACTTCTTTAGAGATACAGTCACAAATAACAACTTCGTAAGGCTTTCCACCATAATACTGCGCATTATATTTGATTTTAACAGACCACATATTACTCTCCTTATTTAACGTGTTTTAGCAATTCAATGTTGGCAGAATAGTTTTCACCACAATTAGTAACGCTCAACAGTGACCATTTACAAGAGAATACACCTTTTAAATGATCTGGAACACACATCAGCGGAACATAAACTGTTTCTGAATCTTCTGTTTGCTCTGTTTTGTTAACATTGCAACAAAATGGCAATACATCATCATGAATCATTTTACATTCACTTAAATTATCTAACATATGTGAAACTTGTTCTGAAGTTTCAAACATTTGTGCTTCATAAGCCAGTGCACCGACCACTTGATAAGCCTCTCCACACAAATCTTCTAGTTCTAAAATACGTTCAGACATAGCTTCGATGATTGCTGATCGTGCTTTCACCTTAGTTTCTGCTTCTTTAATTTTCTTCTCAAGTTCTGCAATGTACTTCAGTAGTGCACTAACAACATCTGGAGTATTTTCTTGATCATCTTGGGAAATTTTTACCAAAGAAGAAGCTGCTTTGCAGCGCACTTTAGGCTCTACATAGCCAAAAGTCATATTTTCCGAAGAAGATTGTTGTGAAAACCAGTGTTTGTTCGAAGAAAACACAGGTTCATCTTCAAACCAGAACACATCTCCAGTGATATCACGAGCCATGAAATTTGCATTGTCTGGAACTTCGTAACGATGCCCTTCAAACATAATCTCTTTCATTACACATCCTCCATTTGGAACATCTCTTTGTGGTTAGAATAGATCTGTTTGAAAATCTTGTCAAGGCGTTCATATGATTCTTTATGCTCTTGTTTCCATCCGTGATTTCGGATTTTATCTGCCAGGTCATAAGCCTCGCATAAAACTTTGGCAAAGTTGGTATTACCTATAGCACAAGCCTCAAAACCTTGAACTAAACCCTCTACATCATACCACGTATAGTTAGAGTCACCAGGAGGCTTTCCTGCATCGGCTAAACGTTGCCTCACCCATTCAATACGTTTTTCATTCAAATGGCACTTACCTTCTCTACACTCTTGTTCTAATTCTTCTTTAGATTCGTTGAATGGGTGAAGGACAGGAAGTTCTGCTTTTTGCAATTGCTCCAGGTATTCACCTACAATACGCATAGCTTCACTGTGTGTACACTTTCTACCTGTGTGCCAGTAACGGAAGATACTTTCTGTTAAACAGATGTTTTTACTAAACATCGCATTGTCTTTAACATTCGATCTATTAACCCAGTCTATATAATATACATAAAACTGCAATAATTCATAACTGCTTGGTATAATTTTACTCATAACCTCTCCTTAATTGTGCAAAATGTTATCGATCAGTATGACTAATAGTACGAGGATAGAAGGGAGCAGGAATAGAAATCTTAACATTATGTGATGCGTGTGAGAAGCGGCTTTAGCGCCAGCCGCCAATAAGCCTACCAATCCTACAATAAAGAGCAGTTGTTCAGGGACACCCATATTATGGAACACTTGGATACTCCGTAAGTTCGGCTAATAGTTGGATATGTGGACACGTGAATTGTTGTCCTGGATAGCGTGAGCTAATATCATCCAGTAAAGCAATCACAGCATTGTGCAATGCTTCGTAATCCTCATAATACACCATCTCTCCATTAGGATCTTCAACAATATCACAGTGACAAGCGTGAGCAGTACACGCATCCCATTCCAGACGTTTTACCATAAACCCTCCTATTTATATATCAAGAAACACAAAAGAATAACATCTATCACCAAACCGTTACTACTCCGGTACGTAGCGTCTCTTCATGTCCCCAAATATCCGCTTCAATTGTAATTACAACCCACTCCGTGCTCCACTGAATACCAGTGATCTCTGTGAGATGTGCAGCTTCACGTTGTAGTGAGGCTGTATCTGTAAGAGACACACGTAAAGCATCCAATTCTTGTTCAATTTTGGTACGTTCTTCTTCGGTAATCGGTGTACCAACACGATCAAAGGTAAAAATATCTAACATATCTCCTCCTAATTATAATTCACATAGCGCCCACAATCCTGTTCAAGAAATTTTTCAGCATCCCTTTGATGCTTTAACACAATACACTGTTCTTTTTTAGCTTCGCTTTCACGAGCTTCTCTTGCCATATACTCACCTAAATGAATGATACTAGAGAATAACACGTATGCAAGAATAAGACAAATAGTGATTGCACAGAAAGTTTTAAACTTAACCATTGTATTCCTCCATATCATGAATACGATCAATCACCCATTGTACACGTTCTTTATTAAGGTGTGCAATGCCTAGCTCTGTTTCCGTAAAGTAGTGCGAGAAATCCGTATTAAACGGATGTAAATGGTTCAAACCCGCTTTCTTAAATTGTTCCTTCATTTCCTCTCGTACAGAGGATTGGAGGTTTGCTACATTCTCAACATCTTTTATCCAAGCAATATTGTATAAGAAGTCTACAAGACACGTGCAAAGACCATAATGCTTTTTGCTAAAGTTTGTATCTTCTTGTTCTAACCACCACGCATAAAATTGTAGCAAATAAGGGCTGCTTTTCATGCTACACACTTTACTATTCTCTTGCATGACTTCTCCTTAATACCAATCTACGATCACTGAATCTACAAAGCCCTCTTTGGTGTTTAAAGCATACACCTTACTAAGCCCATGCTCTCGTAGTGCTTCCATAGCCAGATCAATCAAATCAACTTGTCGTTTCTTTGCTTGTTCATTTTTTGGATAATCATCCAAACCGAAAACAGATGGTTTAAATGCTTTGGAGTATTTGCCAGTCTTAGCCTGATCATAACAGTCCTGAATAATTTCCTCAATAGGAAACCATAAGCCTTCTCCACTTTGCTTTGCAATACAGCGCAGTTTTTCTGTAATAGTCATTCTTCCTCTCCTTTCAATTTACACTCAAAGATACCATTCTTAATATTATCTGTCAAATAAAGACTATCTTCTATCTCTTCTTTTGTATACACATAAGCCTCCTTTTCCACGTCTGTCAGACCTTGCATCGGAGCTAGTAACCACCAGCCCCGCCAGTCAAACATAGGAGACTTATCAGATACACGAAGAATGTATCTGTCATTACACATATATTATACGATGTTCACACTAATATCTGCAACACCAACAAGAGAATAGACTTCAACTACACCCTGTGTACGATCCAGCTTGTAACGTTTCGCCTCTTTTTCAACTTCCTCACGGGAGATGGTTTCCATGATCGGAACTCCATCCACTACAAGCAGGTATTTCTCTTCGTGTTTACTTTTTGGTGCTTCCTCTAAGACTTCTACAAAATACTCAAACTCACTTTTTGCAAGCAACGTGTAACACTGAAGAAAGTCTCCTTCATTTTGAGCGATAATTTCTTGTTCTCCTGCTAAGGATTGCAAAGCAGTGACACCATACCAATCATCCACATCTAATACACGAAAATAGGAATCACCTAAAAAAGAAGCAATCCTGCTATTGCACTCAGACACGTTAGCAAACTTACGGATATAAGATGGGTTTTTAAAACGATACACTTTACCAATTTCAAACATTACACAACTCCTTATTGTTCAAGAGTAAAAGGAATGATTTCACCATAGCTGTATTGCATGGCATTCACTTCTGCTTCTGCACGTTGTGCTAGTTCTAATGTTGCACAGATTTTGTAAGGTACAGTGCTGCATTGGCTCCAGCCTGGGGGTATTCTTTGTTACTAAGTACACAGTAGTTTCTTTATTCATAACTTTCCTCTCCTAGTTCATCATACCATTTCAAAGCGTCTTTTGGAAGCATACCAAAATCTTCTTTCAGTTCTTTTTCAATCTCTTCTTTCAGTTCATTCAACACTTGCAGTTGGCGTATTTTCTTCCGTAACAAAGTTTCCCGCTCACTGTTGTTTGGTGTTACTTCATTTGCTGCTATCATCACATATCCGGTCGGAGAGCAAGGAAGATAATCATCAATATTTTTTAAAGCATAACGAAAATTGGAATCCAAGAAGTTTACATGCACTTGATCACATCCAAACAACTTGGCACGAAATACTTCATAACGAGTTTCAGATAAGATATGTCGCACACAGACAATACCTACATCATTTTGCACTGCACAGGTTACATCTAACAAACTTGAGTGTTCTTTGACATAATCTGCAACACATTGCACATGTGCTTCCAGTATAGATAGTTGTCTCATTTTCTACCTCCCCATAATGCTAACATTTTATTGAAAATGGAAACGCGTCGTGCGCGGTATGCAAACCACTATACAGACATTTCTATTCAATGCAAGCATTATTTGCATCTTATAAATTTACGTCTCATGCCACACATCATACAGCGTCTTTTCATCTGTTACAAGAACAGCAACATAGGAACATCATTAATGGAGGAATTAGTATAGGAATTAGTATAGGTATTCCCTATCAATTATTCTATATATACCTAATATTTTTAACACACCCCTTTGTACATAATATAGACAAATAAATATCTATGCCACAAAAATTTTCCGGTATACCCGATTTATTTCGACACACCCCCTTTTCATAAGCGTAAAGTCAATAATATCAATAACTTGCCGCAAAACACTGCTCGCTTGCGAGAGGTGCTTAACGCGATTTTCAGCGCCCCCCGATTTCTGCCGACCGTCCCCCTCAAATATCAATGAGAATAATTATCATTTGCATTATCATTCAATGACTTATAAGACTTTTGATTATTTTCTAAGCAAGAAAGGTACTACTCACAACAAAACAGATAAATTCTAAGTAAATCAATGGCTTGGCATTTCTAAACATCTATATACACCTTGCCAAATGAAATGATCTGGCGTGAAATAGTGCTACCCGTGGAAGATAGCTGATAATGATTATCATTTGCATATTTTCTATACTATAAAACGCCCTAAAAATCAAGATAATTCTATTTTATTGCGCTTTTAAGAAAGTAGGCTCAACAAATAACAACAAATAGGCTATAACTATGGGGGCAATAGTATGAAAAATAATCTATTCAGATGTAAATAATTTTGCGCAATAATGATGATATTTTTCTTGACAAGCAAGATTTCTTTGTGTTCACATAGCGCCCCCTGGAGGGTGGCGCATTATGATCATCAGTGTCATTATTCATTATGTTTATTATTGGATAGCTTATATTATAGCCAATGTTCTAAACATTAGCTAATAATAACGCACCGCAACAATGTAAGGGATACAATATACCATGTATATTGTTGCGCTTGCAATTGTTGCAAGCTACATAAACACAAATAATAACTATCGGCGATGGTTATTATATGGGGGGTGTAGTTGCGTTATTATTAGCCGCCTATGTGTCCGGCATAGGCTGCTAATGATACGTTTGCGAATTATATTTCTTGTTATAGTTATTGTATGAAATGATTACCACATGAAATGGTTACTGTATGCAATGATTACTGTATGAAATGATTATCTAAGTAATAGATAGGAAGGTAAAGATTAGATCATAAATAGATAGGATGTGAATTATTTAGTAATGTTACTAACAATTTAATAGTTACTTTGTACAACAATTCGATAGACTATAATTGTAGTTTTAAGGGTTAGATAGATTATATTTAGCTTAGTAATGATTTATATTAATTATTATTGTTTAATACAATGTTATCAATGAGATAGTAACAGTAAGTTATAAATAAAGGTGAGATAATTAGTTTTAATTTAGTTAGATAACTTATTATTTTATAGGTTAGATGGTCTTAAGTTAAGAATGATTCTCATTATTGCATTATGCAATTTATTGCATAAATAATCAGCTATAAATAAGAATGATTATCATTTAAGAGGAAAGACAAGAAAAAGGCTGTTTTTGCCAGGTAATTACATGAAGAAATTAAAAATAAGCGGTCTAAAACACGTTGTAAGCGCCTTATGATCTTCATGGTATGGTTGTTCATCTGCTCCTTGATTAGCTCGATACCGCGATCTATTCACTTTTTTCGGTGAACGTTTTTGATAGGTAAAAGCTATCATCTTTATTTAGGTAAAAAGATTTGATAGTTTATTTCTTTGATGTTTTGTTGTTTAATAGGTAGAAGCTATCAATATATAGCGGGATCTTCCGGTGATTATCTTCCCCTGTCCCCAGGTGCCGCCCGTTCCATAATAATAATCAAAAGCAAGATAAAAGGCAAGATAAAAAGCAAATTATTTCCTATGTGCTCTAAACGCTCTAAACAGCTTTATAACAGCTTTTTCATCCTGGCAAGGTGATTAGTCATTATTACCTTGTTTAAGCGGTTATAATCGGTTTTAGGCTGTTTTACGCCACCTTTACGCCTATTCTTTACGTGTTGTTTCCATCGTGAAAAAAGAATACAAAAAAGGGCGCTTAGTGCGCCCTTTTCTTCTACCGTGTATTAATATTCGTTATAATACATCGCTAACTTTTCATCAAAAGCCGATTGACGATCTGCATACTCCCAAAACATTTCTTGATCCTGTTGTTCGTCATCGTCCATCATGTTGAATTGCGCAACCTCCTGGTAAGTGATCGCCATATTATAACGATAGGTGATCTCTTCTGCGATGTTTTCCGGTAAAGATGATTCTACACTGTCTAACAGCATATTTAACATCATTTCAGCCGCTTTTTCATCATTATCAAAACAGTAAGCAGACCATGCCGCATGATGTTTATTTTTCATCTTTGCAATCAAGCCATTGACTAAAAAAGGCGCTACGTTGTTAACGATACCCTGCAAGGATTGAAATTTTTCAACGTTAGAAACAGAAACCAGGTTGCGCATAGTATTTACCTTTTTGATTACCTGGCGGGAAACCATTTCCCGCCTACGTAGTAAATAATACCATATTGGGGATCGGTGTCAATACTTTTTATTCAATATAAATCAAATTATCTTCACCAATGTAAGCATGCACCGATGGCATTAATTTAGCTGCATCAGTTAAACGGTTGGCGGTGTTAGTAGTGTATATTTCAGGGCGATCCCAAAAACCTACGCCGTGACCGTTACGGGTGAAATGTAAATCATTCCCGATCTGGTTTGCTGTAGCGCCGTCGCTCATTGCCTCAGAGATAGCGGCAACATTGGCACTACAAAAGGCGGTCACATCGCTGGTAATACGTTTCAGGGCGCTAGGAGAAAAATCATAATCGTCTAGATTCTCAATATATTCCCCATTGTGATCCGTCGCTGGTTCGGCAAAAATAAAGGCTTCTTTATAACCGTTGATGATTTCAATAATGATTTCTGTTTTCATGTTGTGTTTCTCTTTTAGCCGATACCGTGGGAAGATAGGATCATGTTAGCCATAGTTGCAACCAATCCAACCGATAACGCCAGGCCCACTATTACAACCGTGAAAATTTTCTCTAACATGATTCTACCCCTCATTAATGGGCGTTGCCTTATTGCCTCGCCCTATGTCGTACACTTTACCAGATAACAGCATATTATCAAACTATTTTTTCAAGCTCGACCAGTCAAAACACGGGGCGATCTCGTTAAAACTTGTGCCCTGTAAAGCACATAATTTTTTAGCAATAGCCGCCGTTACCTGGCGCTGTACGCGCGGATCTGCTACTGATTGGAGAAAGTAGGCGGCTTTATATGTGATCATGCTTTCGCCTGTTTCCTTGTTAACGTGGTGCACGGTTTTAGCCTTATCATCTTTTACCAGGGTGTAACCGGATTCGATGGCCTTGATTGCAACGTCCAATGATATTTTCATGATTTATCTCTTTATTGACGGCGGGGAATACTCCCCGCCTTGTTAATTACTCTTCATCGTCGCCGTTATAGTATTCAATGCCGTTTTCATCGGTTACGGTGATGTTAACGCCACCGATAGCAACACGATCACGGGCAAACGTCATGGCTTCATTTAAATCTTCAGACCAAAAAATATTGTGACCTTTGCGCGATACATAAAACATAGTTGGGATCATGATTTGTTTCTCTTCTGTTATGAGCGGCACTATTGCCGCCCTATGTGATAAACTTTACTACGTTGTTTGCCTAGTGTCAAATTATTTTTTAATGTTTTGCCCTACAAAATTAATCACTTCCTTAAGCTGTTTCTCAGTCATGATCGTGCCTGGCAATTCTTCTTTGATTTCTTCCGGTAGATAGATATTACCGCGCCAGGTTAATAAACAACCGTTTTGATCTTCGCAGATAGAATAAGAGAACAACCATTCACTTTCATTTTCAAGCTCCCAAAAACACAAAAAGTCTTCTTTCCCTAAGTTTTCAACGGTTAAACATAAGCCGCGACGTGCTGCATAGTTGGAAAGTGCTTTTGTGATCTTCATATCTTATCTCTTCTGTTAAGGCGGGGGAAACCATTTCCCCGCTCTATGAGATACAATATACTCCTTATCAGGTGTGCTGTCAATCAATAATCTTTAATATTTTCTACATTTACAAAAGTGAGTTTATTTTCTAAGTTTTCGCCGTACCATTGCCCCATGTTGATTTCTGCGGTGCGTAACCAGGACATGCCGCGTTCTATCTTTTTGCTCGCAATGTCGATCCGGCTTTTGCATAGTGCTTTCGCTTGCAATGTAAAAACACTATTGCCCTGTAATGCTTCCAGGTCATCATGTGCAAGGCGATACTCTTTAAAGCCTGATTCTATCATTTCAATCGCATCAAGGAAACGAGCGCGATGATAGAAAAAATCAGAGTTATCCAAATAAACACCGATCACAGATTTCATAATTTTACCCTTTTGTTTGCGGCCTTTGCCGTTTTCAAGATATATTTTAAAGCATAACAAAAAAATTGTCAAGCCTTTAAAGCGTACAACTATAAAACCTATTAAAACACAATATATAACAACATGGCTATAGTAGCAATACAACATAAAGCCATGCTTGTTTTCCTTCCTTCCTCATATGCTGGATTTATTACGCTATACTGTACGGGAATAATTTTCATGCTGTTTCCTTAATGTCTTAAAACGTGGTTTACAATAGAAACAAGCATACAGAAGAAAAAAGATCCTGTCAATAAGATACCGAAAAATAAATGTAAATAGGGCATGGTTTTACTCCTTAAAAAAATCATTGACAATTAAACTGATAACGCCCAGCACCAGATCACCAGGTAGCGCCGCGCTTTCGTTGTTGCTTGTTTGCACTTCCTCACTAGTACCCGCATGATAGATCGCATGGTAAGCAATAGTATAATAACCTTTCGTTATTTCTTTAAGATTAATGATTAGCACGTTATTTGTTTCATCTTGAAACAATTTAGCGGTGATAGTATTGTTTTCTTTTACACTATCGACTTTTATTGATGGATCATTTACACCAGAAAAAAGAAAAAACGTTTTAGCTATGCCGTTCATGTAGTTCTCCTTTGTTGTGTGTATCTTATAACGTGCTTTCTATGTTGTCAATCTTTTATCTCGGTGCATTTTGCTAGGGTATACGTTGCAAGTGCTGACACTAGTTTTTCATTGCTACGATCTGCGGCTGTACTGTGTACTTTTTGAATACTTTTTAACCACGGCGTAAAATTTTGAGTCGTTAGCACACTGGTAATAATTTCACATGGCACGTTTTCATTTAAACCGTTAGCTATAGATTTATCTATTTTTGCCGTTAGTTGTGTAACAGCACCATAAGCGATCATGTGTGAATCCTCCATGATTTCATCTGGGATCGCATTATTAATGATCATGACGTTTTCCATTGCATCAACGGCGCTTAATTCTGCTACTGTGGAGGATATCGCCGCGCTAGATGTTCCAACCATGCCAAAAGAGATTAAACCAGCGATCAATAATTTTTTCATTTCTTGCCTCATATATGTTTTATTGAGATTATATTGTCACTATATACAACGTTTTTCAACGTGTCAATAAAAATCTTATTGCCTTCAATCCCCAGGATCACGCCGCTGGTTATGAAGCCATATTGATCACGATAACGGGCGTTTAACCTTTGCCCCTGGGCTAGTGCCTTGCTTATTTCTTCTAATCTCATTTTTAAAGCTCCTGTAAAGCCGTCTAACGTTGACTTATAGGCTTGCCTGGCGTTACCATTGCCTATGGGTAACAAGCCCCCTATATAAGCTAAAAGGGCGCTTATTGCGCCCTTTTTTGTTATTCGTTCCAGTATCTTTTTGTGCTGCGATCTCTTTTTGTTTTGTTCCGCTTATCGCCTTTTTTGGTGATCTCTTCGTTCCAATCTTTACGCGCTTTGTTGCGGTTGAATTTTTCGATCTGCTGTGATGCGTTCATGTTTTTCCCCTTAATTACGCTACTTTATGATATTTTGCCAAAGTTACGATCATGCTTGCAATATATAACCAATAATTTTCCCGCTCACGGGTAACGGTTGTTTCTTTGCTTGTTTCTTTTATGTACTTCCATTCGATTAATAAATGATCGATCTCGTTATAATTAAAAGCAATATTTATTTCTGACGGTAAACCTTGTAACCAGCTTTTAACAGCTTGTACCATGTTATTATTATAACGATCACGATTAGATTGATACCAGTATTCAGACTTAAAACGGCGCATCAGTTCGGTGATCTTTTCTTTTTCTGTTGTAGTACCTTCAAAAGAAATAGCCGACACAATGTAAGTTTTAATTGCTTTTACTGATTTCATAATCTTATCTCTTTATTGATGGCGGGAAACCATTTCCCGCCGTTGTTGTTACTTTACTTATAAATGATGCTACTGTCAAGCGGATCTTATTTATTTTTTAGCGTTAACGTTCCCAGCTTATCAGCGTGACGCAGACCAGGGAAGATCCATTTACCTGATTCATCTTTTACCGGGGCTTTAAGCGTAGCGCCCAGGTTGGCGGCGTTAACTTTACGTGCAACGTTGCGAGCGGCTTCACGGGTAGCGAAAGTGATCATGATGTTTTCCTCTTCTCTTTGTTAGGCGGTGGAATAGCCCACCGCCTTGATGAATACAGTTTACTTTATTTTTGCAGTATTGCAAGCGGTTTTATGAAATAATCGTCAAAGTAAAATCATAATCTTTTGACAGTTTATATTGCACCTTGTTACCGTATATGTCACCTTTACGTAAAGATCCACGGATACCGATAACATCTTTCACATCTTTAAGATTTTTCACGCCTGTTATGTCTTTATTGAAATATTCGTCATCTGAAAATAAAACTTGCTTTGCATTTTTTAACAAGGTGCGGATATTAGCCATTTTGATAATCTCTCTTACTAGGGGCGGCACTATTGCCGCCCTATGCATTACATTTTACTGATTTTAGTTATCTTGTCAATATTATTTTTAGTTTAATTGATCCAGGCACAACAAGCGATCAACATTTAGATCGGTTAGGCTAATCGTTGGCACCTGGTAGGATTCGATATACTCAACGCTCGACCATTGCCCGAAATTAGCGACCGCCCAGCTATTCAAGGAAGAGTGAAGATCATCCCCTTTCTTCTCGGTGATAACTGCTACTACCTGGGAGATCCCAACCGTACCGGATACGCGAACAATAACGATAGCCATAATGATAACCTTTCTTTCATTTGGCGGGAAACCATTTCCCGCCTTATGTGATAAACTATACCAGAATAAAAAACAATGTCAAGCTATTTTATTACATTCCTACCATAGCGGCACGGATTGCAGTTTTACTGAACTTGTAACCGTCTGGCGTTTTATCTTGATCCATACTTTCAAGAAATAACATCATATCACGCGCTGCGTCATTCTTATTGGTGTTAGCTGCGATAAATTCACGCGCAAGATTATAAAAACCTTCATCGTTGTTGATCCAAAGGCTTACATTCCAATGAGTTTTGTTTTTGTGACCTAAGAACATTTTAGATTTAGCCATGATGTTAATCTCTTTTTCAGTGAGGCGGGAACTATTCCCGCTCTCGATGTAAACCATTATATAGTAATAAAATACTTTGTCAATATTATTTTTTGGAAAGTTTACGCATTAATTCTACGCTTTCTTGTGAACGTTTTGCTACCTGACAAGCTGCATGGGTAGTGAACATTTTTGTATAGTCTGACGGTTTGCCACCGAACTTAGCGGCACGTTCACGGGCACTTGGAACTAATACTATTTCTTTCTTACAGATAGTGCATTTAGCCATTTTTATTTCTCTCTTTGTTAGGAGGGGAAACCGTTCCCCGTCCTGATGTGATACAGTTTACTCTTTTTCTTTCTGTTGTCAATGCTTTTTATAGATCTTTTTTACGTTTAACATCGCTTGCATGACTGTATACAGCGATCCCATTGTCACGGCAAAAACGGGAAAGGTAAGCATAATTTGAAAAGTCTTTACCTTCCAGGTTGATAACCTTGCTAAACTCTTCTAGGGCAACGGTATCAAAATGATCACCATAACCATATTGAAACGGAACGTTAACGACTTCAATCAGTTTACCGCCGATCTCAACGTCAACCATCAAAGAGAAATAAGTGTTACCATAAGATTTTTGAAACCAGCGACGGGCGCTAATATGCACCGCTTCAATGCTGGATAGTTCAATTTTAGCCGTGTTAGCCAGGGTAGCATAAGCGGAAACATTAATATTTTTAGCCATGATTTTATTCCTTAGTAACGCTTCAATTTATATAAGCATTATAGCTTACTGATTTCAGTTGTCAAGTGATTTTTTATTTCACCTTTGAGGGGGTTGCCCCGCTCTATGTGGTACATATTACGGGGCTTGTTTGCATATGTCAAGCCTTACACAATACAATTTTTATAATTTTTTAAGGCTTGTCTTTTTTCCTCTTCCGTCGGCATGTATGGCTGGATCTCTTCCTCTTCCAGGATAGGCATGATTTCTTCCTCTTCCTCCTGGTCGTCCTGGTCTTCCTCTTGCGCTATGGTAACAAGTTTATTGATCTTCTCCTGGGCTTTAATCAATTTTGCATCTAGCACCATTTTAGCGGTGTTGTATACAGTCCATGCCACCCGTTTTTCTTCGTATGCTTTATCTAGTGCGGCTAATTTAGCGGGATACTCTTCCAACACCTTAAAAGCCGGATCAATGCTATACAAGGGATTATTTTTAGCGTCATCGCTTGGATCTGCGGCGCTTGCAATGTCAGCGTTACCATTTGCCAGCCAACCAGGGCGAACGGATCGCGTCTTTGTGTGACCGTTGCTCTTTGCCGCTCGATTTCCTATCTGCTCCCCGCTATACCCTACCATGTGATCGATCATGTCATCTGGTATTATGCGCGGATCATTAGCATCATGCTTTACCCAGGACTGGATCACATATTCACGCCCCATGTTCGTTCGCCTCTTCTGTTAGTAGTTTACATACCTTAAACATGCTTGCCGCGTCTTTTGACGGTAGCCAGCCTATGCGATACACCCCAGGATCTGGATTGGTTATATCAATTAGTTGCGCATTACGATGATTAAAGATAGTGTAACCGCCACCAGCACGGGGATAAACATTATCTTTAAACCTGATGGCGTATCTCGCCAGGTTGAACGTTGTAGCATGTTCAAAAGCGATCACATTATCAAAAACTTTTAGAAAAAACAAGATTATCCTCCCCAGCGTTTAAAGCCCGTTGCACGGTTGTTTTTTAGCTCTCGTTTTAGTCTCTTGCAACGGTTTACAAGTGCAAACCGTGCCGGAGTCGTAACAGTAGCGCCGTTTTTGGTGTGAATACTCATTACATATTGTTTCATAAAGTTTTATCCTATGTAAGCGGGAACTATTCCCGCTTTAAGATAGCTTATCAGGTTTTAGTGCAATGTCAACCGTTTTTATTCGTAAATTTTACCGCTTTCTACCCATACCATAACACGGCGCATGTTATCCCAAGTATTTTGATCCAGGTTTAAGCCGTGTAATTCTTCTGTACTTCCCAGACCAGGTACAGCTTTGCTATAGGTTGCATATAAGCGCCCTTGATACTCATATGCCAGAGTAAGATCGCACTGAATCATCTTTTTAAGCATAGCATTAAGCATCATATTAGCGGCATGTTGATCACGTTTTAGCGGTAATGTTGCGATCTGTGTGCGATAGCTTTCGATCCGTGCATCCACTGCATCACGCGAAAGATTTTTCACGTCATCGCGGAAAGATACCAGGTTTAACATGATAGTATTGATTTGCTTGCTCATTGTGTTACCCTTTCTTTGATGGCCTGGCGGGAAACCATTTCCCGCCTTATGTGGTATATATATTACCAAATTATTTTTCAGTGTCAAGCCTTAAAGCAAAAACGCTACATCTTGCGCTTTTAGTGTAGTATCAACCATTTTTGGGCTTTTATAATCAACAAAGCGCGCGGTTTTTTCAATAGCGAAACCGAGATAATCTTGTTTATTGAAATTGCATTCTTTTTTAAATGTTTCCCGTGCCACGGTGATCGCTGCATCCAGGGATAAACGCCCATCAATATTGATGTTAGCGAAAGATCCGCCACCGCGCATAGGTTTACCAGTGATGCCCATTACGATCATTGATGCGCTATATGATGCCATGATTATTTCTCTCTTCTGTTATGAGCGGCACTATTGCCGCCCTATGTGATACATCTTATCAGATTAAAAAACGTTGTCAAGAATATTTTTAAAAAATAATAACCGCAACTACAATCCAAAATGGAACGGCAAGAATGATAGCGTTAATCGTTCCAACCGTCAAGCTGTTTTCTTTCTTGATCATCGTTATCAACCTTTTATAAGTAATGTTATTGTGACGGTGGATTATGGAGATCCTCACCTTTGCCCGTCCTACATTGCGCCCTCCTTTTGTTTATTGTCGTTGTGCCTCGCCCCCCTCGACAAGATGAATAATACGCTACCAGGTGAGGAACGTCAACCCCTTTTTTAATCTTTTTTTCATTTCTTTTTTGCTTGCTATCTATAAAGGAAAGGGCTATTATCTTTCTACCGCGCCAACCAGGGCGCACATCAAAGAAAGGGCGATACCATGACAAATACTACTCTACACCTCATGCACTCATTAGGCTGGCAAGGCGGCACGGTGCACCAGGTAGCAAGCGCAACGGGCTTAAAGGTTGAAACCGTTCTCAACCTGGGCGATCATAAGGTGGAAGAAATAGATCATTTTGATACGTTCGCAAATGGTTATCTATGGGCTTGCAGTGGCGGCGGGGAAAGCAAGATCCCACCAGGGGCGCGGGGCGACATGTATTTTTGGTTAGGTGTCCTATCCTGGCAAGAAAACAAAAAATAATCTTGACAAGCCCAGGGATCGGGCTTATACTGTTTTACATACAGAAGAGGAAACGCCACCCCCACGGCGTAAAGGCGGGGCTAACATACCAGGGGGCACTGGTTGGAAGGTTGATCGCCGGTAGCTCGTCTAAAATAAATTTGTAAAGAAATGTAAAGATAAAAATAATCGCTTGCTTTTGTTGTTGGTTATGCTATTCTTATTGTATGGCGAGGGGACACGGGAGCGCGAGACAAACACCGCCCCTGCGCGTTATTCTCTAAATGAGAAAATTCTCATTTGCTAATGATTCTCATTCTCTTACTGAGAATGATTATCACTTACATAATTAAATGATAATGATTCTCATTTACAAATGAGAATGATTATCATACGCATACCTATAAAAACACGAAATTGAACTTTTCATTTTTGATTTTTCTACGGAAAAAGGCAAAAAAACTTTAAATAAACTGGGGAATTTTTAAAAAATTGAAGTTTTCATTTTCAAAATCTGGATAGAAATACGTACAAAAACTTTAAATAATTTTGACCAAACTTGAACTTTTCATTTTCAAAATTTGTAGCCAAAAATCTGTAAAAACTTTAAATAATTTTGTACTTTTTATAAAAATGATTTTACTGTTCTGTTATAAGTAGTAGTTAAGAGATAGTATGCCTTTTAAAGATCAGATACCATAGTCAAACAAACAAATTAAATACTTTATTAACAGAGTACAGAATAATATTTACTCTGGATATATTATTCAGAGGGTGGATTTCCGTACATGAAACCCACACCCCTTTTTATAAAAATAAAAATTTTCAAAATATCAGGAAATATCAGATTGTGCTTTTAGATAAACAGCAAGGTCTGTATGCCATTTTCCTAAAAGATTTTGTCCTTTCCAACAGTCCTTATTTTCCACATCACGATCCCACATTCCCATTTTGATACCATAAATAGAATCATAAGGGCTTGCCTCTACGAACTCCTTATCTGCGTAAGCGATAAGTTTATTTTTGAGATCTTCATTTTGTGTGTATTTAAGATACAAACCACGCTTGACAATCTTCTCCCGTAAAGAAGTCCAAGTAGCTTCATCGTAATCTTTAACTAATCTACCTAGTCGCTTATAATATGCCTGTTCTTTTTCTCCTGTATATCTTAGATCTCCGGTTAAAATAGAAGATGCAATGTTGTAATCATAAAACAAACATGCTTTTCTCCACATCATATATTGTTCCACACAAGTAAATTCAACAGAACTTGTAATAGAATTATTATACTTGGGAGCTAAAGGTTCAATAAAAGATGATAGATACCAGTTGCTAAATTCATCTTTTGCCGAGAAGAAGAACACATACTTATCAGTAATCCGCATTTACATCTCCTTACTGTATACTAATTTGCCACCATATTGTGTAATAATTTTTTGAAGATTTTCCAAATCAGAAACACTTACTGTTTCTGTATAACCATCTTTCAACTCTCTTGCCGTTAAAATACCAGTTTTTAATTTTTTCTTTATAGCTCTTTCAGCAGCCCTACATTGTTTCACTGTGCTAAAATCATATAAACAAATACGCTCCATAAAAAACAGATTACGGCTATTTTGACCGTTTAATCGTCTATCGCTATCTTTAGATATACCAAACTTAAGAGCAACTATAATATCATTATCTTTAACAATATTAATATATAATTGCTGTTGATTATGACCAGCACACTGTGGACAACCTTGACCGAGGCTTAATAAATTACGAGCACTCCCTATCTGCTCACCATGCACAAGACAAAGATATTTAAACTTACCTATAGAAGAGGGTTTGGTAATCCAATCTACCCAGACATACCCTTTCCCTTCTACTTCCTTTTTTACCCTATAGGTGATCTGGTCTTCTGTATACTGATAGTTCCCACAACGACACGGAATATACCCTTGTTTAAGGTTATGTCCTGCAGAGTAAAATTTACCATCACAAACACCTGCTTGAACATATTCATCATGGGAGCAAACAGGACACTCAACCATCCATACTGCATCACGCTTGTTACGTTTCCCTGTATTGGTGAAGATAGTGCCTTCCTTAAATTCCCCTGTAGAAAAGAAATCTGCAATATGTTGATCGTCGGACATTGTTTGTCTCTCCCTCTTACATTGTGGACAACCGCTACCACGTTTAAAATTGTTAATACTTGTAGTATCCCATTTATTACCACAATGACACAACAAATCAAGTTTAGTCTTGTTCCCTTTCCATTCACCAACATAACCCAGGATTTGAATATTGCGATTTTTAGCAAGGGGTGTTAATTCTTCTTTATATTGTTCCCATGATTTTGGTGCTGTCATCTATTACTCCTCTTATTAAATCTGGCATCAATACAAGAAAACCCGCCGGAGCGGGTTTTTATTTGCTGGCTTACTTAAAACACGCTTGCCAAAGTTGCACCATTGGTGATAGTTGGTTCCAGAACAATACGGAAAGAATCTTCTGGATCATCACTAAACACAACGATTTTACCGCCTGTAATAAGATCTGCTTTCATTTTTGTCGCATTCAATGGAATTCGAGCATCTCCTTCATCATCAAAAACCACGTAAGAGCTATTAGCAAGGGCTTCTTTAGAGTCTGCATCACTTGGAGATGACAAGTACACGTCTAGTGTGCACGAGCCACCTAAAAAGATTGCAGGTGTGAAGTTATGCCAACTAGATACCCAGCTAACTTTCTGAAGTTTCCCATTAATAACAACGCTGCTGATATCCCACTTATTACCACCACCCAAAGAAACGCCCATCATAGAGATGCATTCTTTAAAGGATAAATCAGGGTAGAAATTAAGTTCTTCTACTATACCTTGGATCACATCAAAGGACAACTCTAAACTTACATCCCAAAGCCTTTGGAAATTATCAAAGTGTGCTTTGTTATCCAGGTTTTTATCTAAATAGTCAATCATAGTTTCTAGTGAGATTTTATCATAATTAAAATTATAAAACACACGACTAGGACGATTTAGAAAGAATTCAGAGATAAAGCCACTGTTTTTAGTTAGAATAAACAGTTTATTACCACTGCCAGTACCATCTAACAAAGTGAGAAGTGCTTCTTGATCTTGTTTCTTCTCATATACTTTATCAAATTCATCAAAAATAATCACTGCTTTGTCTGTGATCTTGCTAATAAGTTCAATGAAATTAGCATCACTGTAGGCTTGAGTAACCATAATAGTTGGAATACCTTCTTCTACAAGGTCACGACTAATGAGTTTGGCTAACATAGTTTTACCACTGCCCTTAGTGCCTGTCAGGAGCAAACCTGTATTTTTACCTTGTGCACTCCGGCGATGGAATGTACGAATAACGTGATTTGCTCGTTTTTCTGTTTCACCATACAGAACATCCGGTACACCTGTTAGATTACCACGGCTTAAAAAGTAATTGCCAAGGGGATCACGACTAACAGTATAGAATCCAGGTGGAAGATAGTTAGATTCCACGCCCATATCTTTATTTACACTTACAATATCACCATAAATCGTGTATTTCATTTTAACCCCTTTTATTTTTGTTGAGATGAACGAATTAAATCAGCAGCAAATTCAATCAGATACACTTTTGGTGCAATAATGATTTTTAGCCAATCAAAATTCGAAAAGAAAATAACAAATCCTAAAAAGAAAAAGAAAGCACAGACAACAAGGCCAACAATAGGTAAAGCAGATACTTCACCATAGCGATCTCGTGACCACAGGCATTCTTTATCTTTAATTGCTTTTACGAGGTTCCGCACAGCAATAAAAGTAATAAACATAAAGCAAATACTAAAAAGTTGCCATAAACCTGCGGATACTGCTTTCCACATTAATAATTGATGAATTACTTCTGGAATTTGTTGTTTTCCAAACTCTACAACATCACTCATTGTTTGAATAGTGACGTTAACCATGTTCAGAAGTACATCAGTTGCTTTATCTGCGATTGCGTTTGTTTTACTCATTCTTTATTCCTCATTTACCTTTTAAGGAAACCAATCATAATGAAGAACCACATCCAGGCAGGAGAGATAATAAAGCCAAAGAAACCGCAAATAACCGCTTTCTTAATCTCTTCCAGACAACCCACCAGGAAAAGAACGAGTGAGACTACAATCCAGATAGCCATAAATACTGTAACAAAGAAACTCATACCTTTCTCCCATCTGTGTTTTAAAATTCAACCACTACTTTGTCGAGGTGCTCTGCTTCAACTTGATCTAATGTTAACACCTCAACTAAACCCTTGTCAATACCTAATTTAATAACATCAACATATTGTCCAAACAGATCCTGAATAGATATCTTGTGTTCGACAACAACCACCACTTCATTTCCTTTTGTGAATTCTCTCCATACACGTCCACATTTGAAAATAAAGTCTGCTTCGTCTTCTGTTATCATTTTAGGTTTGATGCTTAACATTATAAAACTCCGTATTCCGGCTCAAAATCATATTTTTCACAAATCATGTCCCAGCGTTCGTTGCCGAAGCTGCGACCACAAATTGCATCGTAAGCGTAATGCTCTGCTAACCATTTTACAACAGTGTCTACATCGTTATCAAGTGGTAATCTGAATTCTTTGCCATATCGCATACGAAGAACAAATTCATCCCCTTCTTCAAACAAGTGCATATGGCTTTTTGCATAAGAAGCCAGGTTGAAAAAAGATACCTCTTCCCAGCATTCTTTTTCCACTGCAATCCCGTGATCAACAACTAAAGCACCGATAACGCGATACATAATAGGGCTAAACAGTGCGCTTGGGCTAGGCTGCTCTTCAACTATAGACCAACCTGTCCCCTGCCAAATTTCATTTTTGAACCATTGTCCCATGTCATTCCCTTTTTCATCTACAAGGGATCGGTTACGCATTTCAAACCATTCTCCTTCGCAAAAGTATTTATGTTTAACGCGTTTGCCTTTTAACATTGCTTCTTTGGCTTCTATCCAAGTAAGATCGATGTTTTGCATTCGTTTATCTCCTCTCATTTGTGTATGCATTAAGATTAGCACAATAAAACAGTATGTCAATACTTGATCTGAAATTAATTTCTGGTACTCTGTGTGCATCGTAACAAAAGAGGTTAGATATGAACATCACACTAGCAACTAAGAATATTACAGAAACTTTTGATGGTTTTGGCATTATTATTGCTGTTCATGGGCATAACGAAAAATGGTTAGCCTCTTTTGAAGAGGACAAAGAACGCAATGTACGTTTGAATGCACCAATCAAAGTTTTACACCAGGTAGGTGAGAATAAGAAACAATGGAGATCATACAAAGAGTGGAACATTACGAACGAGTTAATACACAAACTTGACAAAGTGATAGACATGTTCGACAATGCACCAAGCAGTGCAAAACGTGTTTTACTATAAAGGAGAGTGATATGAAAATTGTACACGATGAAATTCAATTTGAAGAGAGTGATCTTCTTGATCTAGATGTGACACTAAGTAAACTGATCTACAATGCACTTTCTGCATATCGTGCAAAAGTGATAGCCACAAACAATGTTAAAATTCCTAGTGGGTTACTTCGTCGGATGTACCCACACGCTAAAGGTGACTATCTACCTTATATGGAAGAACGAGCAGCAGAACACTGGTTAGAAATTCTTGAAAAAATGGAGTCTTCTTTTAAGGACTCAACTCCACCAGAAGAAGTTAATGAAAAACAGCGGCAAGATCGTTTAGAAGGTCGTATTTTGTTTGCTAAGTATTTCCATAATCTGTGGATGTAATAAGGAGAAAACTATGAGCGAAACTAAGAAACCAATTCCGCGCACTTACCTACACGTTGACCCTGAAATCTTCAAGGTTTTATTTGCTGAAGCCAAGAAAAGGCAAATTATGGTCAGTGATTTGATGTTAGAAATCATTACTGAAGCAGCAGAGAACATCAAACAAAAAAGGGTAAGTGATCCTCATTCACTTTAGTAGCGCATTAAGCGTGATTTATAAGGAGATTTTTAATGATTAATCAACTAACTTTTACAAAACACTATGACACGTTTGATAATGTATCAAAGATTTATTCTGATAAATTCCCTCAAGGAAAAGATTTAGATCTATTACATATTGTGCTTTATTTTCGATTCCTTAGTTATCAGGAAAACAACCTTAATTGTTATGAAAGTCACGAAACATTAGCTAAGATTTTTAAGTCTTCAGCGTCAACAATTAAACGTAAGATAAACGATCTTAAAGAGATGGGATTATTAGAAACATCCCCACATCCTGATCCGTATATTTCATCTTTGATTTACAATGCTCTCCCTCTCACAGATGCACATATTACTCCCCCAGGAGAATCATCACTCTCTGATCTTTCTGAGGCAGAAGAAGCACAGGAACAACAAGAAGCTACCGTTAAAGCTGTTCCTGATCAGCTTCAACCTACGGAATGGAAAATGTTTAAAAAATGGTATTCACCATCTGGTAATGAATACACCGCTACACTGCCAGCCGTTGAAATCTATAGCT